GTGGTGGAATGTGACCTGGGGAATCAAACCGCAACTAAAGTGGAATCAAGCAATTGGTTCCGCGTGGAATAAATGGAACAAGGTATTGACGGAGAAGAAAGAACCACCCGCAAAACCAGCAAAACAAGAATTGTGGAAAGGGTGGATTAGATAATGCCAAATTGGGGAAGTAGAATTAAGGGGTTTGGTGGTGGTGGACTTTGGGGAGGTCCATGGTCTGGAACCACAGGGGGTAATACCGCCCCTAGTACATGGAATACAAATTGGGCAAATCCGTATGAAAAACCCATTAGAGGAGGGGGGGATGAGTATGGGTATGGGGCAAATGTTCCTCCTCTTGACAAACCGATATTCGGTTATGGTGGAGAAACTCCTAGCACTCGTACTGGACTACCGTTTGGAGTTCCCCCGATGGATACGCGGCAGGGACTTACCCCGTTGTTTCCTAGTCCCGCGCAACCTGTTACCCCCCCGGTTCAATCGGTCTCTGGCGCGGGTAATTGGGGTGGGGGGCAACCGCGCTTTGAGTTGTGGAATCCTCAAGGCGGGTACGGCGCGCTTCAGGGACTTTCGTGGGACCCTAACTTCAAGGTAAATATTCCCCTCGTTAATCCCAATGATCCCACTTCTGAGTCGAAGATTCAGTCTGCTAACTACTTGAATTGGTTTAACCAGATTCTTCCGATGCTCTCTCCGGCAGACCGTGCTACCTATGGTCAACAGGTAGAGATGTCTCTTGACTCACTGGACGATCCTGCTGCCGTTGCTTACTTCAGGGACATGCTTCGAGCTGGGGCTAATGCGAAAGAGGGACAGTGGAATACTACCGGGACCGACTATGGTGACAGGGATCGCTTGCGTGAGATTCTTCGCGCGACAACTGGTGCCCCTACTGACCTCAATGGCACTCCTTCCGACCTGAGTAATCAAGAAAAGTGGAGTCAGGATATGATTGACCTTCTGACTACACTTGTCGGTGGTGGCGGTGGCCCCGGCGGAATGAACACTCAGGGTGTTTGGAGTCAAGACCGCCCCATGAGTCGTCAGGAACGCAGGGACTTCTGGAACCGTGCTAACACCTACGCAGACAGTCATCCTGACGATCCGTTTGCTGCTACGTTAATGTCATTACTCAGTCCTACCGTGTCTACACCGCAGTTGACCACCGCTATCGGTGGACCGGCGCAGAACACTAGGGGGTCTAGTACGAAGTACGCGTACGGAAATCAAGGGTACTACTAATGGCATGGCCTAACGAAAATCAATACAACCCATGGATTCGCCCACAAGTTACTCCGATGCCAAATTTTTCTGGCGGCGGCGGGGGGATTGCCCTTCCCGCGTCCTATCCGTATGAGAATAGAACCCCCGCTTCTCCTCCTACGCTTCCTGGAATGGTAGGAAGTGTTCAGTCTCCCTCAAGGTTGTGGAATCAAACTTATTCTTCTACCGACAAGGGAAATCCGTGGAGTGCTGGACAACAGAATTATGGTAATCTTGGAAATGCGTGGCAACTCTTAAAACAGGTGTTTGGAATTGGCGGTGGTGGTTCTACTATTTCTGCTTCTCCATCTGAACGCGTTGGTTCAGGATGGATAAAACAATCTACTAGTAATATTTTACCTGGTGGTCCTCTGGCACAACCGATTAAACCGTGGTCTAGTACTACACCTGGAACTACAGTGGGAACTACATCTGGTAGTACTTCTTCGTGGTATCAACGTTATGTTAAGCAGGGTGGACCAGGAACAGAGGCAGAGTTTAATATGGCTGCGAGTGATCCAACAAACTTTGCAAAAATTCAGGCACTAATCATTCAGCAAGAAAATGCTACTTCTGATACTACTTCTGGTATTACTTCTGGTACTACGGGAGGTTCTAGTGGGCCTTCCTATGAAAATCCCTATGCCAGTGTCTACTCGCGATATCGTGTAGACCCGTCTTGGGTTACTGCATATCAGGCACAACATGGCGGGCGTGATCCAATCTCTGACTATGGATCATCTGGTTCTAGTGTAGGACAGGGAAACAACTATGCTCCTAGGGATTGGCAGAGAACACCAGAACAGTCTTTACAGTCTGCTGAGTGGGATAGGGCGTGGGGCGATCAGTACCTTCGTACTTATGGCAGAGCGCCAGATCAAGCAGCGTGGGAAGGTAGTTATCAACAACGAGAAGCACTTAAGAGGCGTGGTGTACAACCGGGTGGTTAATGTCTGATCCATTTGCCAATCTAGTTCCTCATAATACTACACCAGATGTCGCGCCTAAGAATGATACTTTTGCGGACCTGGTTCCTACCTCTAGGGGTTCATCTCCTACGAGTGATCCCTTCGCGGGCTTAGTTCCCCATTCTACCGCGGCCACAATACCTGCAATGCCCGACGAGAACTACGCCTTTGATCCTCTCCACTACATGAAGGACTGGATTAAGCGTCCCAGTACAGATGCGACGATCTTCCCGAGAGTTCGCGCGGGCGAGTCTGGCAAGTTTCTACAAAGTCTCTATAGTGTTCCCGATGCCATTCTAGGCGGACTGTTCACGCCCTGGGAGACGGGACTGCGGCCACTCTTTGGTATGCCACAAGCTATGGCAGAACAGAACCCAGCGTACAAAAAGTACGTTATGGATAAAATGAATGCGGTAGAACCGATTCCATATACCAAACAGAATCCTGACGATCCGTGGGCGCTTCATGCGGTTAAGGATACGGCAGACTGGCTTACTGCGATTCCCAATGCATTTGGAAAATACGCAGCCGGAGCAGGCGCCTATCTGAAGGCTGGAGTGGAACATCCCGAGGCCGTAACTCCCGTGTCTGAACTTGGCGACATCATGAAGAACAAGTCCTACCAGGCATGGGAACGTTCTCCTGAATGGATGAAGAATCTCACGCGGTTTGGCGGCGACCCAATAAACGTAATCGGCGGGCCGGTTCTAAAACCCTTCGGCCTTTCACGTGAGGCGATGAAGGCCGCGGAATACTCCAAGCCGCTCAAGGGTATTGCGAAAGCAGCATCTCTCGGCCTAAGGGAGAACCCCACTGGTATTTTGGCTAGGGTTACGAATCTCCTTCGCCTTGAACCCAAGTCTAAGGCAATCATCAATACGGTAAACGCCATTGACTTTGCTGGGGCCGGTGTTGCCCTGACTGACAACACCATAGATATGATGAAGTGGCTCGACCCCCTTCTGGAAGGTGGCAAGTCTCTTGTCGAAAAGGGCGGCGCTTTCATGAGCAAGGCGGGGCAGAGAACATCCTACCTGCTTTCTGGAGCCGCCCCTGAAGTGAGAGGACTTGTCAGCGGATTTAACGAATCGCGTACACTTTGGGGAGACTTTGCGCGAATAGTCGGAGTGGCGGATGAAGCCGGCGTGACTGATTTCCTTGCTAAGACGGACCTGAAGACCCTTGCCCCAGAAGCGAAGAAACTTCTTGACACTGCGTCTAAGTTTCCAAGAACACTCGCAGAACTTAAGGGACAAATCCAGTTTAAACTTGTTGATACTTCTATCGCAAACGCCGTTAAAGCGTTCGGCGTTAAAGAGACAAGTCAGATACAACGCATCCATCAAGTTCTGAAGGGAGCGCAGTCCGTCCCGTTCCTCGGATGGAACCCTATGTTCTTCATGAACAACTGGATCAACAACATGGCGACCACTATGGTGTACGGCGTTCCTGCTTTTATGAGTCGCATGGTAGAACCAACATTTAATAGACTTGGCATCGCCCCTATTCGTATGTACGCCGGAGTCGGCCCTGCCGAACTTGCGCTTTCTGGTGCTGCAAAAGTTGGACAGGAAGTATACGGCGCAGTGGAGCGCGGCATGAGAGTGGCGACAGAACCAGAGGCGACTGGGTTGATGGCAAAAGTAAAGCGTGGACTTAACCAGTTTCAGAAGACTGCTGTATTTGCGAAGGCGTCTAGTTTAGCTGAGTCGAATGCCTCCAAGGGTGCAACGATGATGGGAACGGTGCGGTATTGGATGAAGTCCTGGCGACCCGGTGTCGGATTTACCGATATGGACGTGGGACTTAAGGCCGCGCTTTCCACCATTGGTGTTAATCCGAACGACGTTCTTCGCGCTGTTCGGTCTAGTATGAACAAAGAAGAGATGTTAACGCGCGTGTTCTCTAACAAGAACAGCCTTGACGAAATCTTTCATGGTCTTATGGAAAGCAAAACACTCAACAGTGTAGACGAACACTTCTATCAGTCCGTGATTGCACCCGCTCTTCAACCACTAAAAGACCTCGACCCCGTTGCACAACGCAAGGGCCTTCTCAAACTAGCGAATGACTTCCTGGATGAACACAGTGCTCTTTATACAAAAGTATTGGAGAATGACGCTACTGAACTTGCACAGAGAATGGCAACCGGTGGGGAGTGGGCCGCCCCGTATGTACTCGGTGTAAATGACGGATACATCAACTACGCATTTGCGAAACGTGACCAACTTCTTGCGATGCAACATGCTACAGGGCAACCCTATTCCTCTATCAGTAGCGAGATTACCAGACACTTCAAGGAAGCGATGGGGCGAAGCCTTCAGAATAATAAACTTCTTGAAAAGTACGGAATCAAGATTGAGGGGTTTGAAGACCTCATCAAACAGAACGAGAAGATTCGTGTCTTCACAGAAAAAGAAATGGGTAAAATCTTCAAGTTGCCCGAAGAAGCAAGAACTGCTGCTCTTCAAGAATTCAACGGAAAAGTCTCTCCATTATGGGATGGGTACAGAACTGCGTATGCCAGTTACAATGACAAGGCATGGCGCACGGTACTAGATCACGCCTCAAAGAACAATCCTTCTGCTAAGACTTTGATTGATGACTTTATGGGAATGCGTAAGACTTGGCACGATAAAGATGCCGAGATTCTTTCTGAGGGCCACAAGGCAATTAACGTGATGGCGTTTGGAGATAAACGAGAAGCGGCTCTTCGTTCTCTTGATAAAGTCAGACAAGATCACCAAGCTTTATACCACGCTGCAAGTAAATCCAAGATGCAAGAGATTGCGGCGCTTGTCCCCGCCGAGATAAAAGCGGCGATACCCACAATTCCGAAGACGCCAGAAGAAATCGCCAAGATTGGGACGGAACTTGCAAGAGTAACGGGAGCAAAAGACGGCGGCATTAGTATTCTTAGGAAGATCACCAAAAAGAGTAAGATAGACTTTAGTGATCCAGATGTGTATGCCGCTGCCGAAAGAGTTATCGCCGATAAAACTGCACGTGCCGCAAGGGTTTCAGCAAAACCAAGTACCATCGTTGCAGATATGGAACGCGACGTAGTAGAAAACTATCGCAAGGTTCTAACAGGGGTAACTGGGAAGACCGTCCCTGAACTCCCTAAGAATATGAGTCCTGAACTTGCTAATCAACTTGTAAACGATTACATAAAACAAATCGGAGCGATTGATCCTGACAAACTAATCGAAGCCCATAATTTAGCGGGAGTAGATACAAGTAACGTGCAGGCAATCAAAGATGCGATTCTTGGGAATGCCAATGCAGGACTTCTTCCCGCCGCACAACGTGATGTAAGACAGGGGCGCGGCGTGATGAATAGTAAGGAGTTCCAGAAATTCTTTACTCCAGAAGGCGATCTACGCAAGAAGTATAGAGATGTACGCAAGGTCGTAGAAGACATGGCGGCGCAACCAGAAGAATACCCGTTTATGCAGATGGCGACGGGATGGCTGGCAGACGCGAACCTAGTTGATGCGCTTGAGAAAGCCGGCAAGGATTATGTCGGTCTACGTAAGTTAAACAAAGTAAATCCTAACATTATCCCCGAACTGACGCCGATCTCTCTACGTAAAGATGCCAGTGCAATTAGTAGTTTGATTCAGCCAGAAGAAGTCGCTCCTGCTGTTGCACAAGCCGCGACCCCAATCGCACAAGTAGTTACTGGTGCAGTCAAACCCGTAGCACAAGCAGCTGCTCCTGTTGTCACAGACCTGTCTGGCGCATTTCCTGACGTACTAGACATCAACTCCAACGCAGTCAGTAGCATTCAGAAGGTGCTTGCTGCACTTGCAGATGGGTTACAGTTCGACATCGGTAAACCTGGCAACTTCACACAACTTGGCGCGGCGGAACAAAAAGCAACGCGAGACATGTTGACCGCGTGGCTCAAGAAAGTTGCAAGCGAACAGGACGAAACGAAACTCGCTGCGACAAAGGTAGGTGAGTGGTATCGCGACCAGGCCATGTTGAACTATGACAATAGGTACGGTCTCAACACGGTACTTGGTTACTTCATGCCGTATGAGTTCTGGTTTACAAGTAGTCTTCGAAACTGGGGTAGGAAGTTCCTTGAAACGCCTGCCCTTGCTACACAGTATGCGAGAATGCGTAACGACCTCTACAAAACGGAGAGTGATGCGTCGTTCCCCGCTCGTCTAAAGGGAATGATTAAACTTGAAATGCCATTCCTTCCTGACTGGATGGGGGATGTATTCGTTGATCCACTGACGACAAGTGGACTTCCTCTTGAAAACTTCCTGTATGGAATCAACAACCTCTTCTATCAGACGACACAACAGTCCCTACAGAGTAAACTAGACAACGCCACTAAGAACGGCGGAACCCCTGAACAGATTGCAGAGATTCGCACGGCCCTCAAGGAAGCGTCTGGCCGTGACATGATGGACTACATGGGAGTTCTTACAAGTGTTCCGTTGTGGGTGCAACTTGTATCTAACTTGGTGCAGGGGAAACCGCAGCCACCAATAATTCCAGGGGCGGGTTTCTTAAGGAACGTCTCTGCGCTTGTAACAGGTAAACAAGGCGTAGATGTTAGCGGTGCGTTACGTGGTGTTGCTAATAGGACACTCGGAACGAACCTTCCACTTGGTGGTGAGTTCGACACTTACCTGACAGAACGTATGGTTAGTAACATGGTAGGGGATGGAACGATCACCGCTGCTATTGGAAGCAAGGCCCTTCTCGAACACGCAGGACCGGCATGGGACTTGGCCGTTGCAAGGTCGCGTGCCGAGTCTGGTGTTGGAATGTTACTTCCCGGGCGTCAGAAAATCTATCCGACGGGCGAAGAAAACCAGCGTAAGTTGATGGTTGAGATAGGCAAACTCTATGAAGCGGGCGACAAGACTGCGATTTCAAACTGGTGGAAAATGCACGAGGACTATGTAAAAAACCAAATCGGCAAATTACCTGGCGAACGTTACTCTGCCTATCTCACGAGCGCACTCTATGATCTTCCTACATTGGATCGCAAACAAATTGCAACCGCATATCCCGATGAGATGAAAGCCTTCTACGCTGGAACTGCGACTACAGAACAACTCGCAAAACTGGCCGATGCGATTGGAGTAGAACTACCAACACTCGCGACAGGAGAGCCTGGCGGTCCTCCCATGCCCCCGGCATTCAAAGAAGGCGTGCCGACCTTCCGTCCTGGAAAGACACAACTAGAACAAGTCACACCGGAGATCGCCAAGAAGTATGCCGATTTTATGACATCCGTCCCCGTCAAGTTTGGTAAGAATATCTACGATGAACAGACGAGATATTACGATCTGAAGGATGCAGGTAAACCAGTCACGGCTTCGAAGAACCTGAAGAGTTATTGGGATTACTTACATGCATTTCAAGCCGCAAACCCAGAGATAAGTAAACTCGGATGGGGCAAGGACCCGGCGGCAACAGTGGCACTAACGAAAGCAGCGGCGCCTTACGTATCACATGGCCGTTCCTATTCTCAGGGATGGCAATAAATCTAAAGAAGAGGATAAAATATGGACGCAATGGATGAAAAGAAGCTTCTGCAATGGGCAGCGGTTCTCAATGAAGTTTCTCGTTTGTCGGATATTTGGTATGGAAACTGCTCGATTAGAATCGAAGAGGGCAAGGCAATTGGCCTAGTTGAGTTTCGCGAGACATTGAAACTTGACATGCCCTATCTGAACAGTAAGTTGGCAGAACTAAGTACGAAGAGATAGAAGGAGAACAATACAATGGTAGATACAAATGCAGTTGCAGGTGCCCCCGGGGTTGTAGAAGCGCCAGTAGAAGAACCGGTTGTAGAGACGACGCCCGATCAGGGAGGTGGGGTTGTAGAACCGACGCCCGCCGTTACGCCTAGCGATGAGCCGCTTGTCCCGCGTAAGGACTTGGACGCCGTTCGCGCTTCTGAACAGCGCCGTCAAGCCGATCTTCAGGCACAGTACAACGCCTATATCCAGCAGATGAATCAGGAAATGCTTGCTGATAAGGAGAAGTTGTACAAACTTGAAACGGCCGGTATGGAGCCGGATCAGAAGAAGGCATACGACTTTCAACTCGAATTACAGAAACGCGACAATGAAATTGCACAACTGAATCAGCGAATGCAGGCCCAGGAAGCTGAGCGCAGGGGATACGAAGAACAACAGCGGTCTATTCAGGCCGCCATGTCCGTCGGTATCTCTCGTGCAGAAGCAGAGTCACACGCTTCAAGCCCGCAGGAGTTGGGGCGGTTCATTACAGAATACATGCGCGAATCAAACAGACTACGCACGCAGGCACCTCCGCAGGCCCCCAAGGTTTCACTTAACAGACAGGGGGCACCCGCTTCTGGCATTATGGCAAAGTGGGACAGTATGACACACGAAGAACGCGACCTCGTGATTCAACGTGGAAAACAAGGGGGGTTGCCTGCCTCTGACCTCTAGGAGGATTTCATGGCAACAACTACACAGACCTATGGCGCTTCAGGCTGGAGTGCCGAACAGGTAGCAGCGTTTTATGACAAGACTCTCTTGGAACGTGCCCTTCCGAACTTGGTTCATGCCCAGTTCGGTCAGAAGGGCCGCTCCTTCCAGATTCCCGACCATCAGGGTCTTACAGTTAACTTCCGTTAATAACTAGCGGCCTATACCGGAAACGGTATCTGAAAATCTCGCTAACTCGGTGGACACCCAGGAGTGGGCAATACCGAACCAACCCCGAAAGGGAAGTGCGTAACGAGCATAGACGAGACATCCGTAAGGATGATGATGTGCTCTGAACTCCACGTATAACATTTGAAGGTGGAGAGGTAGCAGAAATGGCTACCCGTTTGCATATTCAATCAAAAAAGACTGCACCGATACGTTTCCAGAATGATGGGCGCGGCGGTTTCATCCATCCACACCGAATGGCATAATCTTCAGCAGAATCCGCCTCCCTTAGACAATTGGTACAATACCAATCACCAGTAAGGGATTTAGCACCACGGACAAATTTCCAGCCGCCTCGTTCTACGGATACTTCTGCATCGTGCCAACTACCCATTGGTTTGTGGGCCTCGTGTCCGCAGTTTTTACACGTTATGACAAAATAAGTTTCTGAAACCATAAACACCTCCATTGATTGACTATCATAACACAATTCTTGAGAATATGCAAATCCTAAAGTAACAGATTGAAGTTTGGTTCTCTCGCGGTCGCGACCACGCCCCTTTCCGAAGGCGTGACCCCCATCGGCGTGAGTATCAGCCCGACCGCGATCACCGCTACCGTAGATCAGTACGGCGCGTGGATTCAGCACAGTGACCTGATCGACAAACTGTCCATCGATCCTATTGTGACCGAGGAGAGTGAGTTGCTCGGTAGCCGAATAAACTAATTTGCCGAGCCTAAATCTTCTCTGAATAACGGGAACGCCTGTGATGGTTACCCGATGCAAGCAGCGAAAGCGTGCAGCAGCAACGATCAAGCGAGAAGACACCGTAAGGTGAAACGATGATCTGGACTTACAGGAAACGAACTGTAAGAGGTAGCAGAAATTGACTACCCGCCACCGTGTAATTTGTATAGCATACTTGGTGCTATGTATGGCTCAATCAAACTTAATAGTCCCCTTGCACTTTTCCCATAGAATGTAATGCGATACCCGCATTCTTTTTGGTGTCTAATAGTATTAACAAGGCCCCACTGAGAAAGAAACCAATCTGATAGGATACGTTGTTCTTCAATAGGATGTTCTCCGGTTGAAAAACAAATACCCTTATTTAGATCGCTATTACATCCGTCATCCATGAATAGAACCGCAACTGCCGGCGCATCCATCTTTTCTAAGTGTTCCGCGGTAATATGACGTACTTTATTCGGATAACATTCTTCATAGATTGGTAATAGTTCCGGATGGGCACACGTTCTAAACCTAACAGACCCCTTACCAAAGATGGTTCTTCCTTTATACACATTTTGGCGTGCGGCATATCGTTCTAACTTTCCAGAGAATGGTTCGAGTTTTTCTCTTAACCAGATAACATACTCTTCTTGTAATACAGAGTGTTCTATGGAAAGTTGCGGCCACCTACATCCCTTGGGGATGTTTAGATAACCGTCACCAAGAACGACACCATACACAATTTGTAGTTGTGAGGGTGTAAATCGTTTGCGTTGTACATCTTTCACTGGATACCCCCGAAGGGGAATTCCCAATTTCTTTACCCAACTTTCATAGCAACCCCACTTATCTCTTAGTTCATCAATAGACAGACGATCAACAAGATAATCCTGATACAATTGTTCTCGCGTGGGGATATGCCACTTTCTTGGACGCCCATACACGTTCATGAAACACCTCCATAATGTATTATCACCAAGTATATCATAGAACTCAAATCTTGTCAAATCACGATGGTTAGAAAGTAACAGGTCGGAGCAGGCTGGTTTAACAGTAGACGAACTGACTCGCGCCATCCTAGCCGCGGCGACCACAATTCAGTACGCCTCCACCGCCACCACGAACGATACACTTCGTGGAACGATGACGCTGACGGCGGCTGAAGTAATGGAAGCATTGTCTACGTTGGAAACCAACAACGCGCGTCCGATCCAGGGCGCGAACTACGTGGGAATCATACATCCGAAGACAAAATTTGACCTCATGCAGGACAGTACATTCATCAACACGGCCCTGTATGCGACCGAGCCTGGCAAGAACAATCCTCTCGCGACGTACAAGTTTGCGACGTGGCTTGGAGTTGACTGGTACGTGTCGAGTCGGGCGACTGACTTGGGTCTTGTGGCGAATACATCTTCGGAACGTGTGATGACCACGTTGATCCTGGGCAAGAATGCCTACGGTATCGGCGGTCTCGCTGGTGACATGTTCGGGTCGGTTCCAGCTACAACGGCTGGCGGCGATTCGTCTGGCACTGGCAAGAAGGTCAATCCCGTGTCGATGATTATCAAACCGGTCGGTGGCGGCGGCGCTGAGGATCCCTTGAATCAGCGCGGAAGCATCGGCTGGAAGACTACGTTCGTGGCAAAGATTCTCAACCAGGACTTCATGGTTGCGATTCGCCACGGCGTTAGTCTGGGATAGGGGGTGGTATAATGGCTACATTTACTACCTCTGGAACGATCACAGCTAAGATTCTTGGTTACGAGTTTTCTGGCACGGGGCCGCATGTGTGTGGCGATCAGCACATGGCTGAGATCAAGGCTATCTTGGAGGCCGGTGGCGAAACCGTTTCGGCTAACAAGGTGACTGAACAGTTCTACGTTCTTGGCCAGGCTGCTGCTAACATCGGTCAACCCCTCTTTGTCAAACCCCATGCTATCGTGTTGACCGGCGCTTACATCACGGCCGCGGCCAATATCGTTGGGCACGCTGACAACTACTGCACTCACAGTCTTGTGACGTTCACTACGGCTGGAACTGTTACGCCGTATGGGACACCGTTCTCTTATACGGGCGGGACTGCGGGCACGTTGGTTGGTGGGGTAAAGACCTCGATGGGTTCGTTGAACACAGTGACTCCATTGGGCACCGTTCCCGCGACGTATCCCCTGTTTTATCAGAAGGGTACGGCTGGTTCGGGCGTAACTACCTCCAACATCCTGTTGACTTTGGAGTACACTTACTAGGAGGTAACATGGCAACTTTCACAACCTCCGGGACAATCACCGCCAAGGTTCTAGGCTACGAATTCAGTGGGACTGGCCCGCACGTCTGTGCTGACCAACACCTCGCTGAAATCAAGGCAATCCTAGAAGCTGGTGGGGAGACAGTCTCGAACAACAAGGTCACGGAACAGTTCTACATTCCGAGTGGCGCGGCGGGAGTTCTTGGACTTCCGTTGTTTGTCAAACCGAAGGCCATTGTACTGACCGGCGCCTATCTCACCGCTGCATCTAACGTCGTTAGTGCGGCCGTGTCGTACAACGCTTACGATCTAGTGACGTGTACTACTGCTGGAACGGTTACTCCCTATGGGACACCGTTCACATACACTGGTACAGCCGGCACCTTGGTCGGTGGCGTTAAGACGAGCATGGGTTCCATCAGTACGGTGACTCCTCTGGGGACTGTTCCCGCTACGTATCCGCTGTTCTTCAACCGAAGCACAGCGACCTCTGGCACGTTGGTTCCTGTCATGATGTTGACACTGGAATACACGTACTAGACTTACTCAATGGGGGAGGACTGGATAAGTCCTCCCTTCATCACCGATTGCGCGTGGAAACGCGCGCTCATGGAGGTACAAATGGCTATCACAACGGCCCTTGCTACTTGGTCGAAACGACTACAGCAAGGCGTAGGCGAATGGATGAAGGCCGGTTACACCAACCTCGTAGCGATGGTTGCGTTTGACAACGGTCATACTCATACGGGCGCTCCTGATGGGACACTTATTCCCGTCGGCGGTCTTACAAACGGCAGTATCACTGCTGCTAAATTGGCTGGCAGTATTACTGCGGCGCTTCTAGTTACGGCTGCTAAGGTGCATCCCGTTGCAACAAAGTGGATTCATGCTAGTGTTGCTGCTAATATCGAGAGTCCTGTTTTCAAGGCTCCTGGTGCTGGCGTCGTATCTGCTGCGTACTTCATGTCCAGTGCTGCGATTATTGGCGGTGCCGCTGATAACAACACACTGATGCTGACGAAGTACACTGGCGGAACCACGCTCGCTGGAACAATCTGCTCTGTGAATAGTGGAACGGCTGGAACATTGCTTGCATTGACCCCATTGTCGTGGGGTACTATCACTGGTGGCACACTCGCTTCTGGTGATTGGGTCATGGCAAAGAAAAGTACCAATGCTGGCGGAACTACAATCTCGGACGCGCTCGTCGCCTTCACGTGGACTGTTTCTGACTGAAACACCGGGGAGGGGCGTAAGTCCCTCCCAATAAAAACATAGAGAAAGAGAATAAATATGAACCTGCTTTTAGTGTGTAATTCGCCGTGGAGTAGCGGCTCCTACGCAACCACTCCTTCGTTTGTAGCCCCGCGTCTTAGGGAATTGGGACATAAAATTACCTTTCTCTGTAATTATGGGGTCGAGGGTGCCAAGGCTACTTGGGAAAATTTCGACTGCTGGCATCGGTCTGACTTCGATCAGTCCTGTGATTCGGTGATTGAGTTCTATACCGACATGCTTCACCCCGACATTGTTATCACTCATTGGGATGCATGGCCTATCCCTGCATCCTTCGGTATTCGCAAGGGTGTCAGGTGGGTTCCGTGGTTTCCGATTGACCGCCACCCACTCTCTGTTAGGGTTGCGAGTTCTATCAAGACTGCCTACTGGTTGTGGCCGTGGTGTCAAGATGCCAAGAAAGCCCTTGAAGATAAGGGATTTCACAACCTAACCGTTGTCCCGCTTTGTACTGACACGAATATTTTCAAACCGCTTACCGTTCTTCCCGATGGAACTCCATGTGACAAAGACATCATCAAGAAGAATCTGGGTGTTGATGGCAAGTTTGTCGTGGGAATGGTCGCGGCAAATATGGACTACCGTAAGGGAATCGAGCGGGCCTTCCATGCCATTGCGCTTTTGAAAGATAAGATTCCTGAAATTAAACTCCTACTCCATGCTCCGAAAGTAACACCTACTGGACTGAACCTTGAGTTCCTCATTACGCAGAACGGGGTTGCCGACTTCGTTTCGATGACAAGCCCTAAGAACTTTCATCTTGGGTTCCAGCGCGAGGAGATGGCTCAACTCTACAACGCAATGGACATTCTCATTCTGCCAAGCGGCGGTGAGGGGTTTGGACTTCCTATCCTTGAGGCGAATGCGTGTGGCGTTCCGGTTATTGCAACCAACTACACGGCGATGACTGAGATTACCTATGGTTGGCTTCTCGAACCAGTGAGTCGTGTAATTTGTCCAGATGACCACTCCTATCAAGCGGTTGTGAGTGATGAACAACTAGCCGATAAGATTCTTGAAGCATATTATCTAAAAGAGAATGCCAATTCGGTGTGGGAGCAGATGAAAGTAGAGACTCGCGAACACGCCCTAAATTGGGATGCGGATAAAGTCGTAATGGAATCGTGGGTGCCGGCCCTCGCACTTCTTCAAGAGAAGATTGACTCCGAATCTGAAACAGAACGCTGGTTGAGTTAAAGGAGAATAACATGGGACATGGTTGGAGTTCTGGTGGCAGTGATGATGAAGACACTGATACTTGGGTTTGCGATGATGATAGGTGCGGGCCATATCCAGATTTCATCGACAATCTTACTAGTTACGACGAAGAAGATGCTAGCAAATGGGAAGATTGGTTATTCATTGATGGTATGGGAAAACGCGTGACCCCCAAACTTATACTCTGGCCTGATTTAAAGTGGGGCTTTTTTGATATTGAGGACTCAGAAGGTGGCGATCTTGAATGTGATGATAACGCCAGGTGTTATTGTCCTGAACACGCCCCATTTCATGTGAATGAAGTGAAACTTTCATGAAACTTAATCTTGGATGTGGCATTCTTCTTCTGGATGACTTTCTCAACGTTGACAAGGTAGATATAAGAGTTAGGTTTCCAGAACGCGTCGAGGGCAAGGACTTTCTTCAATGCGATCTTAACAAGAAACCCTGGCCTTGGCTTGACAGTACAGCAGAAGCGATTGTTATGCGCGATAGTCTTGAGCATCTTACATCTGGTTCTTTCATTGAAGTGATGGAAGAGGTTTGGCGTGTCTTAGTTCCCAACGGACAGTTTGCCTGTCAAGTTCCAGACGCCACGACCGCCCAGGCTTTTGTAGACCCGACACATACTATGTTCTTCACCTATCTCTCGATGGACTACTTTGATCCCGACAGACTCCTGTGCCAGTTATTGCCTCACTATTCATCGTGCCGGTTTCACATCATAAAATCAGAAGCGGTTCTTGAGCATGGCCTTCACTTTCTTCTCAGGAAAATCCCATGAGTTATGACAAACAGTTCTATGGAGAAAATGCGGGGGACTCGTTCTGTTCGGCGCAAGCGATCGTTCCTATTATTGTGAAACTTTTCCACCCGTCTTCTATTTTGGATGTTGGTTGTGGACAGGGACTATGGTTACAAGTTTTCATGCAAGGTGGAATAGATGTACTTGGGATAGATGGGCCGTGGGCAAAACCAATCGTTCCGCACATCCTTGCAGACCTTGAACAACCATTCACACTTGACCGTAAATTTGATATGGCGATGTCTCTGGAAACAGCAGAGCATCTATCTGAGTCGGCGGGGGAGCAGTTGGTGTCTATTCTTTGTAACGCGTCGAATGTTATTGTATTTTCCGCTGCTCCCCCAGGGCAAGTCGGTGAGAACCACATCAACCTACAACCTCTTTCTTACTGGAAAGAACGTTTCGAGAAACATGGATTTGAGTTAGTAGATTGCCTGCGATCTAGGATAGGGCACATCAGCATCGCGGCGAACTACTACAAGAATAACATCGTAGTATTTGTGAAGGGATTCAGCGATCTTGATATCGCTAAACTTATCCCGGCAAATACGGCGAAGGTGTTTGACACCAAGGTAGAACTTGAATCTGTTAACTGTGAAGTTACAAGCCTATGCAATGCACGTTGCATCATGTGCCCGCACGAGCGAATCTCCCGTCTATCCTATATGCCACAACTTAACTTTCAACGGGTGGTAGATGAGGCGGTTGATATGGGCACAAGGTTCTTCAATCTGGCCCAATACGGCGAACCCCTGATTGACAAGTGTTTGGAAGAACGTGTCGAGTATATAACTAAACATGGTGCGAATGCGTTTTTCTTTACTAACGGTTCATTGATGACTAGGGAGCGCGCAAGGGGACTACTTGATGCAGGGTTGAAGTCTATTGCTTTCAGTATTGATGGCGCTACTAAAGAGACGTATGAGAAAATTCGCCTTGGGTTGAACTTCGATCAGACTTATAGGAACGTCCACGGATTCATTGAAGAAGCGGGGGGCAAGTGTGAAGTCAGAATACATATGGTTGCCCAAGCTGAGAACATTCACGAAATACCGTTGATGCCTAAAGTGTGGGGCGGAAATGGAGTGCTTCTTACTTGGGTTCCGCGTGAGAACAGAGATGGCAAGGGTGCTCTCATGGATGCGAGCGACGATCTTCCGTGTCACCAACCGTTCAAAAATTTAATAGTCCACACCGACGGGCAGGTGGTAATGTGTTGTCAAGATTGGAATGCAGAAATGACGCTTGGCAATGTGTTTGAGAACAACGTTTCCCAAGTTTGGCGTGGGCGTCTTTTTGAGAAACTGAGAGCAAAGCATATAGCAGGTAAGAAGAAGGAACTGCCATTGTGTAAACGTTGCTTTAGTAGTTATTGAACCTATGAAGAAGCTCAGTGTTGTTATCATCACAAAAGACTCCTCCCGTTGGGTAGAGAGATTGCTTCTTCAGACACAACTCTATGCGGACGAACTTATTATTTTGGTTGACCGCGCATCTAGCGACAACACTTACGACATTTGTAAGCAGTACGCTAATCGTGTTGAGTTTATAGAGACACCGGGTTATGTTGAACCAGTCTTGAACTATGCTTACTCGCTGGCGCATTATCCTTGGTGCTTACGCGTAGACGACGACGAGCTTTTAGGAACCAGATTTGTAGAAATGAAACAGGAAATACTTGACTTGCCACAGGCGGCGTGTTGGCTTCCAAGATATAATGTGGTCGGAGCCGAAATGAATCACTATTTGTCTACCTGGCCATTATACCCGGATTATCAGGTGCGTTTATTTCGGAAAAACTCTTTAAACCAAGCGCCAGTTATCCATACAACGCCTGCTATATACGGCGAAACGTGCGAACTTGAAAGTGTTCACCTATTTCACCTAAACCTACTTTTGAAATCAAGAGGGGAACGTGAGCAGTTAGTGAAGCATTACGACACGATTCGCCCCGGGGCTGGTTCTGGCACAGAGTATCGCGCCCATTATCTTCCCGAGGAACTCTTATCGAAGAGCGTCCGTGAGTGTGAAGAATTGATTGCAGTAAGTAGACAAACATGAGGAGTAACAGCAATGGAAAAGTGCGAAATCTGCGGCAAGGAAGTCAAAACGAAATCTGCGCTTAAGGCGCACAATACCCGGTTCCACGTCCGAGTCGGCAAGGAACACATGGATAACGTTGTGCTCGAAGTGCTTCGTTCGATGCAGGAACAACTGAAGGACGTCCAGACTGAACTCGAATCCGTCAAGAAAACGCAAGGCGAGACAAAAGAAGAGTCCGAACGCAAACTTACACAATTGAGACAGACGATTGTGGATAGGCGGGGCGTTAAGCAGAAGGCCATGAACGCGGCTCCTATTGTTGAGGTGTTTGGGGACACGCTTGAGGACATCCCATTTGTAATCAATAATCAGCGGTTCATAATTAAAAGTGGCGTGATGAATAGTGTTCCCACTCCCGTTAAGGAAGCGTATGATGGATACAAGAAGGCAATCCTCTTAGAGAAAAACGTACGCGCTTTCTATATGAGTCAGGGTAATAGGGTACAAGGCGTCGGGGACGTTGCGGCGCAAGTTGAGAGTCTAAGAGAATCATAAAGTTATAACCGTTTTGGAGGTTAAGTATCATGGCAATCGCAGATTATTTCACGCTTTGGAGTCATCGTATTGGGTTGTTCAATCATAGTAACACTGACACATTCGCGAGTAAGAGTGTTGCTGTTACTCTGGTCAATGGAACTGGCACTGAGGTTACATCCCTTGGTGGTGGCGGGGGGTATGCCGAGGATGCTGCTCATGTATCTGGTGACCTCGGTGCGCTCGCGCTCGCCGTGCGTTCCGATACTGCTACGGCCACTGCTGCTGCGGGGGACTATACTACCCTACTGACAGATGCTAACGGGAGGTTGTATACAAATGCCGCCGTCGCATCTGGTGGCATAGCATCGGGGGCGGTGGCCAGCGGTGCAATTGCATCTGGAGCCGTTTCCAGTGGAGCAATCGCCACCGGCGCCATTGCGGACATGAACGCTGCCAACACGGCGCGCACCACGGCGACGCGCGTGATACCTACTCAGCCCATTTCCGCGGACGGCACGATCTCTCTTGACACCATGCTTGCGCTCATGACAGCGGCCTCTGTACCAACCATGTACAACGTCACGCTGACCAACGCGCGCACCCAATATAGTCAGGCGCTCCCGGCGACGTGCCACAAACTCACCATTAAGTGCCGGACGGCTTTCGATATGGAGTTTTCGTTCGAGACTGGCAAGGTTGCGGGTCCGACATCGCCCTGGGCGACCATCAATGCGGGCGCGCCGTACAACGAATCTGACGCGAACATGTCGTCTCTGACCGTGTACCTGGCCAGCGCGCAGGCCGGCGTCGTGGCCGAAATCATCGCGTGGACGTAGTAGCATGAGCGTAATCAAGCGTTTCTTCCGCAACAAAATGCCGACGGTCTGGACTTTCACGAATCCGGCGTCTACGTTGCTGTTCCAGATCAACGTAAGGTCGCGCATAACGGGACAAGTCGTGACTGTGTTGTGGGGCGACGGCTCGTCCAACGTCTACACGCTCTCGTCCACCGTAGACACGGCGATCTCTTACACCTACGCCGCGGCCGCGGCGCGCACCATCACGATCTCGGGCGCGCAGAATATCGTGCGACTGACGAGTATCTACACAGGCGGCAGCGGTTGGGCAAACTGGGGCGCAGACTTGTCCACGTGGACGAGTCTAACGTACCTAAGCGTCTCGGGCAGCAATACATTGTCCGGCAGTGTCGCGGCACTGACGGCGCTGACGTATCTAAGTATCGCGGGTTCCAACACACTTTCTGGTAGCGTGGCCGGACTGACAAATTTGACATTTATAAGTGTTACAGGCTCGAACACACTTTCGGGCAGTGTGGCGGCGCTGACGCTACTGACAGCCATGACCCTTTCGGGTTCTAATACAGTATCTGGTAGCATCGCGGCGATGACTGGCCTGACATTCTTGTACATCACGGGTTCTAATACGGTATCTGGCAGCATCGCAGCGCTGACGTTGCTAACATCCATGACTGTCCAGGGTTCCAACACGGTATCGGGCAGCATTGCGGCATTGACGTTGCTGACGGTTTTGGCTCTCACTGGTTCCAACACAATATCGGGCAGTCTTGCTGGATTGACATTACTGACAACCATGACCGTCACTGGTAACAATACGTTATCCGGCAGCGTAGCGGCCCTGACGGGTCTGACGTACCTGCTCATTACTGGTAGCAATACGGTCTCGTGGGACGTGGGTACATGTATCGCGTTGGCGACACTCAATGTAGCCAACAACGCGCTCTCCCAGGCCGTGGTAGACGCGCTTGTGCTGGCGCTCTATACCGCACGTGCGGCATATACCGCCGCAACGCTGACGTGCACGTTAGGTGGCACAAACGCAGATCCGTCAGGCGTGTATCAGAATACGACGCCACCTGTGACAGGTCTAGAAATGGTCTACAAACTTGTGGTCGATCCACAATCGGATCACACCACTAATTTTGTGATTACCTACTAGGGGGTAGTATGACAATTTACTACGTCATCTGTAACGACCAACTGGTGGCGACGATAGACCTTGAGGCGACCGGTGCACTCGCGTTTCCGCTGATTCGCGGGGCGGACACACTCTCACTGATGGATTCACGCCACGCCGCGAATCTCATGGCGAATCTGTCTCTCACTGCGCCGCAAGCCCTGGCCGCGCTCGGTATCGCAGACCTACGCGCCAGCGTCGTCAAGGCGATCTTCGTCGCGCCGACCGTAATTGTCGGATTGCAGACGCAACTCGCCGGCGCGGTGTACCATCTCGTGGACTTCGGGGCCTATTCGCTCTGGCAGGTTGACGCACAGGCCGACAACATCATCGCGTTGCACAATGAGTTGTACGGCATGGCGCCCGCGTCTACGCTTGGCGCTCTGGCCGTCGTGCAGACGTTCGGGACGGCATTCTATCCGACCGCGGTTATGGCGACGGTTGGCATGACCGCGGCGCAGGCACTGGCGCGGCGCAATCGCATCGCAACGTACCTGGACAGTTTGGGCAAGTCCAGCACCGCGCTCCGGGCCGCGACGACGGAGCATACGCAGATACTGGCAATCGTGGCGGCCCTGGGTTACACGACGGCGCAACTCTGGGGAGCGATGACCGCATGATAGCGCTCGTGGTTCTGGCAATCGTCATCATCGCGCTGGTCAGATGGCGCGCAAGCAAACATCCGACGTGGTGAAAGCCACGCGATAGGAGATTAGAATATGGGAATGGGAACTGGAACGACTATAACAGACGTGGATGTGAACGCGGCAAATACCGCGCGCACTGCTGCAACCCGGGTGTCGCCCGGGCAACTCATCGGCACGGCGGGGGAAGTCAACACCGTATCTGCGAAACCCTTCCTGCCGCTGGTTGAGACCGGCGTCACGGAACTCATTGGCGAGGATGAGGCGGTCGCACAGAATCAATACGGTGGTTCCATCGGCGTGGCGTTGGCCACAACCGCATCGGGCACAATCGAGCAGATCACGCTCATCAACCGAGAGAATGGTGACGGCGCGATCCTGAAGCCGTCCGGTGTGTTGTATGTTCTGGATGCCGACCCGGCCGTAGCCGCCGCGGATGCGGCAATAACCGCCGCCGAGTGGTTGACGGTCATCGGGAAATTCCCCATCTCTGCTGCCGACTGGGGCGCGGGGGATGCTACTGGCGCGTCGGCGCAGCCAGTGCTTGGGCTGCCGATGGCATTTCACTCGCTTGCGAATTTGTATTTCGTCTGGTTCCATACGTCCGCGGTTGGGTTCAATGACAATGCGGCGCATAACGAAACGCTGCACTTCAACGCGTGGTATCGCCGGGAGAGTTAGCCATGGCTCCACGATTGGCAGGACGAATCTACGCGCAGCGCATGACGAGGCGCGACGGCTGGATGTTCGACTCGTGGGCGCTTCACTGCTCGCCGGCGGGCAACGATACGACGGGCGACGGGACGTTTCTCAATCCATTTTTCTCGCCGGGCAAAGCCGCTGCCATCATCCACAATACTGCGGGGGGGTATACTGTGTTTTCCCGTGGCGGATCATATTCGATCACGGCAGATGCAGAAACCAACCTGCATGTTGGTATTGGTGGAAGTGTATTGTCTCCGTTCGTATTTCGTGAGTTTCCAGGCGAACGTGTGAAGTTGGTTTGTTCTGGCGCCGGTCCATGGACGGCATTACAAGTTGGCTTGAGCAATTTCGTCACTGTCCGCGGATTTGAGATATTGTTACAAAATGACGCGCAGGGGATCACGGTCAGTGAGAGTAGCGATTGTGCGGTCGAATCGAATGAAATCTGGTCAGATAACCCCGTTGCGGGACAGGTCGGCATACATGTACATAGTAATCAAAGCGCCACCGGCGCGGCAACCGATCGCAACGTGATTCGTCGAAATCACATACACGACATTGGTCAGGAGGCATTGTACATCAAAAAGTGGCTTGATGATGCCGCGGTCAGTGTGGATTCCAATATATTCGAGAGCAATCTAATTACTGGCACTATTCACGATGAGGTCTTTCAGCATAGTAGTCAGGTAAGCAAACAACTTCCGTCTAACACGATATTCCGTAATAATATCATTCGCTGCACCCCCGGTGACATAGGGGGGACATGTGTTAATCTGAACGGCACGGTTATCGACGGTAATATCTGGATTGGCAGTGGTGGAGACTATGGTGCCATCTATGTTTCCATGGATGCATACTCTACAATTGCCAACGTTATTCGCAATAATCTGATTGTGTGGTCTAGCAACACTAGTAACGATTTTGCTGGGATTATTGTTGCCAGTGGACATGCCGCTGGCATATTGGATATTTACCACAACACGGTCAATGGCATCACTAATTCCGGCACTGGTCCTGGGTGTGGCATACTTATAGGTCAAGCCGGGACATACAATGTAAAGAACAATATCCTTTCTAACTCTGACACTGTCCAAATGGCGGTATGGGGAGTCGGGACGATTACGAGGGATTATAATAACATATATCCGACCGATGCTGATGATGGCACACACGCAGAGAACGGCGACCCTGTGTTCGCGAACGCGACAGAGTACCAATTGAGCGTCGGCTCACCCGCCGGCGTCAAGGCGTCTGGGTTGGGCGGGTTGGTCGCGTATGATCTGTTCCACCGGCCGCGCAATGCGGTCAATCCGTCGATGGGGTGCCATGAGTACCCATAGCGTCTCGCCGGCGCGGCTCGCCGAACGGCATGAGGATATGAGAGCATGAAGGATAATACATGACCACACTTTTAGCGCTTAGAACTGAACTATCTGATCGCCTTAATGCAAATGTCTGGCAACCCGCCGAGAAGGATCGCGCTATCAACGCGGCCATTCGAGACGCGTATCCCGCGTGGTTTACTGAGACGTTCACTGATGAACTTGTTGTGTGTGAAGATAAGTTGTTCTACAATCTTCCGACAATGACGAGACTTATCGGCGTGTGGTTAGAACGCCCGGGCGAATACTTTACCGGGGTGGCGACAAGTGGAACAAATGCGTCACTTACGGACTCAGCGGCGAGTTGGACGGTTAATGAATATGCCGGATGGCATGTTGTCATCTATGACGGTACTGGAGCGGGACAGTACGCCTCTGTTACATCTAACACGGCGACCGCATTAACCCTTACCACTTCTGGATATAACTGGACAGTCGCCCCCGATACAACATCATACTATATGCTCAAGAACGTAGTAGACCAGAACGCGGACTACACACAGATTCTTGCGTATAATGTAGACAAGAATCGCAATCCGACTAAGTTGTGGCTCAAGGCGCAGTACACTCCAGGGTTCTATCTGAAGTTGCATTACATCACCGAGCCAACAACCCTAACCGCGGATACTGATGATACAGACGTTCCTGCTGAGTACATCATCAACTGTGCCGCAGGATTGCTTTGGTTCTGGAGGATGGGGAAAGCGCCTGGTAATGAAGTGGAACCCGCACAGAACCTTGCCACAATGTTCAAGGGTCTCTCTGATGACTTCAAGACCCGGCACGCGATGCGTTGGCCGACAGAGACAATGAAGATGGAACGTGAGACGCGCGGATCATACGTTTCCAGTGATTACCCATTTGAGGTGTAAATGCCTAATGCCCAAGTAACTCACCACGTTACACTGTCTATAGGCAACAATACATACGGCTTCTTGTTGCGTCCACATTCGTACCAGGAGAGTGATATAAACTCATTCTCTGCTAAGATGGCCTCGGGTGACATGCGGTACACTGACCAGACCATCAACCAAACCTTGTTGCAGGAAAACTGGGCGCATGGGTTTGGCTTTCGCGAAATGACAGACCCAGAGGGATATGCGTTCTCGGGGTCTGAACCGAATGCAACACTTCCTCAGAGCGGAGTTGATACGCGCTGGCCCCACATGGCTATGATGATGACCAAGGCAACCGATGCCTCTCCTGCTACCTGTTACGTCCCGTCTAAATTTGTGGAGTATGCAGATCAGGTATATTGCCTCACAGACGTGGGCGTGTGGAAGTGGACTGGCGCGGCGTTTGAGTCGTGTGGACTTGACTCTGGGGATTGCCTTGATGCTATCACGGATGGAACATATCTGTACGTCACACTGAAAGATGCTCGTCCAAAACGATATGACGGTGCATCTTGGACGGACTTGGTGCAAGAAGAAACGTCTGACCTAGAATGGTTTGCAATGTCTGCGGGATTTATCTTCTCCAATGACAGGCAATCGTCTTATGTACACTTTGCTTCTGATGTGTGGACAGACATGCATTCGCACGAAAATGACATTTCTGGAGCCGGCGGGGAGATAAAGATCGGCCCCGGGTTCGTCCCTATGAAGGCGCTCATCAGTTACAATAACGCGTTGTACGCCTGCCGCGAGGATGGCATGTGGCAGGTTCCAGACGATGACCAGAGTGCCGCATTCCGCGCTCTGAATTATACCAGCGAGCGTCATTCTTTCAACTTCAAGGCGACCGCGGTTTTCCAGGGATCACTCTGGTTTACGATCAAGAATGAAATATGGAAATTAAGTGGCAATTCGGTCATCAATGCCACTCCTCCCATGATCGACTTCTCATTCCCCTACAAGCGATATGGGCACTTTAGGTACTTCACTCCTGCCGGCCCATTCCTTTACGTCATAGCCTCTGAAGACTTCGGGACTACATCTACTTTTGGAGACCACTGGTTTGGATGGGGACTATTCGGATATTCCCAAACCAGGGACGTTCTTCTTGTCACAGACGGAACGGGTTGGCATAAGGTAGCAGATCTATCTGCTGATACCGATATGGTTTCTGCGATGAACTATACACCTACAAACGATAAGTTGTGGGTTGGTATAAACCACTTCGATACTACAGGATCGATCTATTATATTCCATTTCAGTCTGCGTCTAATATGTCCTATGCAGACTACGATATAGTTCAGAAGGGTTCTCATACAGGAGCCAATGACGCTGCGGTTCTAACTGATTCTACTCAGACGTGGACAGCAAATAAATATGTGGGAGATACAATCCGTAATTTGTCTCAGACGAAAGTGGGACTTGACGACAACATTGGTGAGATTGCATCTAACACTACCAATACGGTTACTTGTGTATCTGGCTCTGTAATCACGTTTGATACTGGAAATCTGTACACAATTATGCCGTCTAACCACGCGTCCACTCACTACCTTTACACCAGTGAGTTTGATGCGATGCTGGCGACGATTGACAAATACTTTGCATCTCTCACACTCATGGGTGCTAACTTCTCTGAGAACTGCGGGATAGATGTTGACTATGCGCTCGATGGTGGTACATGGTGGCACCTTGGAACATTCAATGACTCTTCTGGAACAGAGACGATCTACTTTCCGAAAGTACAAAGCTTTTTCGGCGATGGCAAGTTTGGCGACGGCTTATTTGGATGGACTGGTTCCACTGCTGGTTCTGTAGCAAAACGCGTTCGGTTTCGTCTGAACTTCCAGACATCTGAAGCGGCCGTGACACCAGTTCTTTTCAAGATGATTCTCCAATACGTTCCGCGTCCAGACACAATCTACTCTTACACAATGAATGTTATCAACGCCGACTCAATTAAACAGTTAGATGGTGAACTCGAAACGCTTACGGCCTGGGGAATCTACAATGTACTTAAAGACGCAAGGGCATCAAAGGTTCCAATGTACTTTATGGATAAATGGGATAGGGGACACTATGTATTTTGTTCTTCCCTCACATGGATTCCAGTGCGCTTTGAATCGGTAATAGGGCCAGCAAAAGCAGATGAACCCATTGAAGTTGAGGGGGATGTTCGGGTAATGTTTGTGGTTGCTAATGCTGAGGGTGTCTAGTGCCTGCACTTCAATTCCCCGTAAGATGGCGTCCCCTTAAGTTCAATCGGGCAGATTACTTCAAGACCGCGGCGTTAAGAAAGAGACATGGCCCAATCTACCGAAAGGGGCCGCGGTCTACCTACCGTCCAACGGTTGGCGTAGACCCACAAGAACAAAGGGCAGTTCCTATCTCTGAAGTATACGGTTCTCTCCCCGAACGAATCCTCTATAAAGAACTGGAACGCAGACGCATACCGTTTTCGTTTCAGAGTTCGAGCCAGGGCGGTCGGCAACAGTTCGGTGGAATCGTTGTTGACTTTATCCTCCTGGATAGAATGACTATCATCGAAGTAGACGGCCTTACATGGCACACTGGAATTGTAGCGGACGTAAGAGACGCAAGGCGAGACGCGATCCTAAAGAGTAAGGGCTACGAAGTATTGATCTTTTGGGATTGGGCCATATTAAATGTGAATCTTTTCAACGATTGGTGTATGAGAAATCTTGGCAGTTTTATACCTCGGAAGGAGACTTAATTTTGGCAAACACAACGAACTACGGATGGGCCAGACCCGCCGTTGGCGACGCTGGTACTGGTTACGCGACAGCACTGCTTTCTACCCTTCAGGAGATCGACACCGACCTGGCCGTCGAGCATGATTACGCGTCCGGGCACGAAGGTCATCACAAGGACGTGACCTACAACTCTATGACCGCCGATGCCTTGGCAAGTGTCACAAAAAAGGCCACGGTGCAGGTGTATCAGTTTGTCCCAGCGGATAAGTTTGATAACGGAGCCTTTGATCCACTAGGAACTGCAAGTTGGGCTGGGGCGAAATCTGCCGCTACTGGTACGATAAACTGGTATTCGGTTTTTGGAGTACCCGCCGCTGCCAGGGCGGTTCAATTGACTATTCTGATAAATGACGTTTCTAATCCATCTCTTCGCACTAATCAGGGCATCTTCAAAATTAAGGCCAAAGAAGCTACACAAGAATGGTCGCTACAAGCATATACTACCGCTACGACTCTCTTGGCTGGTGGATATTCAGATTACACTTGTGTATCCGGTATCGTTCCTATCTCCGCCGTTGATGGTACGAGTTACTATCAGATTATTCCGTCTTATTCTGGCGGATCGGTTTATCTTTATTTCTACGTCACGGGTTACTTCATCTAATGCCAACTGTTGAGCAGCGCCTAACTGCTCTTGAAAACATGCTGAAGAACAACACGATGGGCAGCATGTTGAAATGGCGTCCCGCGAATCTGAACGTCGCACAATGGTCTGATGTCAGTCCAGACATCGGGCATATCACCGCGGGCGACATGGAACTTGGCCAGTCTACTGGACGTAGGATTGTGTTCAGCGACATTGATCACGGTATGCTTGACTATGACGAACATAACCGCATCTACAAGCGCGAGACATACATCACGGATTACTTCCGCCTGGGTCTTCCGGAACATGCTGGAATAGACTACAACGGCGTCACGGAAGAAGTAGAGATCGATGGTAGATGTAACCTACCACTTACTATTCCCGTGGGTTCACTAAATGTAGAAAATGACATAGCTATATTCCTGAATACCGGTGTCCTTCCCTTTGTCAGTTTAGGAACTCTTGGCCTGAACAATGATGGATCATTTACAACGTGGGGTGCTGAAGCATTCTTTGAGTATGTAACATTACGTGATGGCAACATCGAAATAGCGAATCTGTATGGCAACACGGGGCTAACATTAAAGGCATTTAGTTCTGAGAGTAGTGAAACCGGCATAATTGGGTTGATATCCAGCACTAAGATGAATGCCGTTTCTGCCGGCGTGCAATTCAGTACGCCTGACGGTTCGTTTGCGCAAACACTCTATCTATCTAGCGAAGATGGCTTGGTATTTGCAGAACTCGGCCCGGGTACTCTTGAAATAAAGTCTCACGATAGAGAGTTCACATATTCTGTCGATGTAAGTGAGAGCGGAATAACCACCGTAAAGAATACCAAGACTGGTGGCGGAAGTGAGTCCGCTGGACTTATTCTATCTGTTGGCATGGGTGGAATGTACCTTGATGGGGTGCGGAATATTCTATGGGGATATCCCGTAAACTTCTACAATTCCATCTATCCTACCGAGAGGGCTACGGTTCCTCTGCCAAGTGATATGCGATGGGATTACACGAACTCGGTCTATGAATATTACTCTGGTACAGAATACAAAACACTTGCGACAACAGTAGCGCCATATTATGGTGCCAAGGGATTTTTCATCGGCGGGGTGCATATACTGCCCGCGCCGCCATTCACGATACAGATGTACATTGCTGACCGGGTCGTCTTTTCTACAGACGTCACGGCCGCTTGCGCGACAGCGGATCTGGTACAACAGCGCGAAGCCCCGGCGTGTGTGGCTCAGGCAGAGGTGAAAGCATTCATATCAGGGGGTATGGATACCGGACCGGTATATTTTGCGTCGACCGAAAAACTAACTTTTGTGACAGAGATAACCGAGGCATGCGCAACGGCGGCCTTGAGTGAGGCGCGTTATTGGCTAGCGGGTTTAGGAGACGGTGATCTAAAAGGATACCTTGTCGGGGGTGGTACACCAACCGAGGTGGTTATCGCAGACAAGATCATCTTTCCTATCGATACTATCGCCGCTGTTGCTACAGCCAATTTGAGTCAGGCGAGGGGTGGCCTGGCGGGGATCAGTAATGGTAGCACGCAGGGTTATTTTGTTGGCGGGGAACCTCTCGCTGGGGGATATGTAACCACGGCGGACAAGGTTGCATTTGCCACGGATACGACTGCTGCCTGCCCCGCGGCTAATTTGAGTCAGGCACGCGGATTTATGGCAGGCGTCAGTGATGGTAGTACACAGGGCTATTTCGCCGGCGGCGACGTAGGGGCTTACGACACTCCAGTAGCGACAGCGGACAAACTCGTTTTCTCGACGGATACGACATCCGCATGCGCAACCGCCAACCTGAGTCAGGCGCGGTGGGGTCTGGCCGGCCTGAGTGGGGGTGCCGCGAAGGGATATTTCGGAGGCGGCTGCACACCAACGGAAAGTACCCCCGTGGTGACGATGGACAAGATCACGTTTGCCACCGACGCGACGGCGGCTTGCGTTACTGCCGATTTGAGCGCGGATCGATATGGGGTAGCAGGGGCAAGCGACACAGGATGGTAGACATGAACTTTGCACAGGCAATTGCAGAGATGCAGGGCGCGTTCGACGAGATCCAGCAGCCCCGCTCGGATTACGTTCTTCAGAATTTTGTTGTCGGTGAGAAAGACACCGATCCGGCGCGCTATGCTCAGTGTGTTCTCGAGCTCCAGATCAAATACGACGTCATCCGCCAGGCCAAATTGCATCGCCGCAAACTAGAGATTGAGATTGCTGAGTTCGAAGCACTTGGCACAGAGACTTCACAAATTGACGCCGCCCTGAAGCGCATCGACATCGAGATTCAGGACAGAGCCTACTTGGGCGCGTCACGTGAGTTCGAGGCACTATATGGCATCTGGAAATCATTTCCACACAAATACACGCACGAGGAACTGAACGCCGCACAGCGGGAATACTGGGAGAAGCGGCTGACGCGGCAGGCTAATCAAGACCTGATCGCATCTGGACGTGTAAGTGTTGGAAACATCGACGCGCTTCGACAGATTGGGCAACTACCTAAACGGGAACTATTGAATGAATAGAAAACTCCTCTTTCTGTCTGTAATAGTAATTGCTATTGTGGCGACTGTAAGTTACTTCGCTATAATTCTACGCGCTCCTGAGATTACACCCGTGTCTACTGGACCTGAATTGGTAGGAGGCGCATCTGGCGACAAGTTCAACGCGCCTGCGGGATTATTGGGTCTCTGCCAATCAGTGAATTTTGGGAACGCCTATGGCGGCGTACCTGTCACATGGGGTTATCCCAGTGGTTATGATGCCTACTGGAACACCATCGAGCCGAACGCGCCCGTAAATGGTGTTCACACGTATAACTGGAGTACGATTGATTTGCGGCTTTCGACCGTAACCACGGGCACAAATACGATGTTTGTGCAAGCAGTCGCCAACGCCGATGTGAATAGTCGTGTTGTGCCAGCATGGGCCACCACTGGTTCTGGTGATAATAATGTCATGAGAATTCAGGGTGGAAATCAGAACGCTTACAGTAGTGCAAAGGATGTTTACCCTGGGTTAGCATTACAATGGGACAAGAATTTCCATCTTTTGTGGGAACCCCTCGTCGCTGCAATGGCGGCAAAGTATGATAATGACCCACGTGTAGGTGGCGTGTTGATTATGGCTGGTGGTAAATGGGGCGAGATGGGACAGCGCCCCTACAATGGCGATACGGGTTATATGACCGGAAATTGTACTGTTGACCCTACGGCTGTTGTGTGCGATGTCAGTTCAATGCCAGTTCGGGCGATGGTCGCGGCATTGGCAACGTGGAATGAAACTGTTACGCCAGCAGAACTTGTTACAAGTCCCTGGACAGTCCCGCTTGGTTGGTGGGGAGCAGGATCAATCTGGCGCGTCAGATGGGACTACTACTATGCCCGCAACACGATTCGCTTATATGAAATATATAAGAAGTATTTTATCCATACTCCTGTTATAGTGCAACTTGGGAGTGGATTTTCTGGGGCAGGTACAGCTATCTGGTATGGCGTCAACGATCCTCGTAACCAATATGGGCCTGCCGGTTATGTAGCGGATTACGTGGTCAATCAAGATGGCAAGGAAGGTTGGCTCAAACAGAACGGCTGGGGCAATACAAGTGCTGCTAGTTGTTACTGTACTTTTCCTACCGGTGGACAAGATTTCGATTGCCTCTTCGGATCGACCGTGCGCGTTTGTTGGAGTTATAGTTTTGACACGGAACTTGGGCGCTACAAGAATTTCACGCGCACCATGTATGAAACTGGTCAGACAGCGCCGTGGACAGGTGGCGGTACTGGTACGGGAGCAGCCGCGGGACACAACTATTGGTCATTAAAAAATGCCATTGATGCGGGGATAAGCGCTGCTTGTTTTACGGGCGAGCCACTATACGACAATACCACCTACCCGATGAACACCTACACGCGGGCGCAACTACTAGCGGGTCTGACAACTAACTGGAATCACTATCTGGCTATCCCTTACGTCCCTGGTGGTCCAACTAATACGCCCGTTCCAACATATACACCAAGCAGAACACCTACCGGCCCAACGGTTACGCGCACTCCCACGCGCACTCCCACACCTACAGTTCCTACACACACGCCAACTAATACACCCATTCCTGGTGCTGCTACGTGGACACGAACTCCAACTGTGAATCCAACCGCAACTGCTACAAGCGCGGCCGGTAGTGGAGCGAAGACTTTTCAACAGGGACTCGATGGTTATACTGGTGCAGAAGACACTTACCTGAGTAGTTACGACAAGACGATAAACTTTTCTACTGCTGTAAATGTGTACGTGTACAATGCTAATACCGTACACCCTGTCATCAAATTTGATCTATCTGCGATTCCGGCCCATGCGACGATCAACACCGCAACGCTCTCGTTCTATCCAACATATCGTAGTATTGCCGCGAATGTAGACATCAATGCATACCGGATCGTGCGTCCTATCTCTGTTACACTCGCGACGTGGAATACATCTGGAGTATCTACGTGGGGTACTGCTGGAGGGACATCTTCTAGTGACATAAGTCCAACTTCCATCGGTTCTGTGACGATGGGTAGTATTAACGCGTGGTTTAATATCGACGTAAAGACCGCAGTTCAGTCATGGTCTGATGGCTCACCTAACTACGGCCTGCTACTTCAATCTGCTGGGTCTGTAAATACATACTATGGTATCATCAGTTCCAACTCCAACACAGCGGGCTATCGTCCGAAATTGTATGTCCAGTGGACTGTCTCCGTCGCCACTCCAACAAGTACACGGACACTGACTCCGACGAACACAACAATACCGACATACACGCCAACGGCCACACAAACATCTACCCCCACTATAACCAATACGCCAACGTCTACAGCGACAACAACACCTACTTCTACTTCTACTTCCACGCCCTCTTCTACATCTACGCCCACGGGATCGGCGACCCCGACTTGGCCGGCAGTAATACGTACACCGTATTATGACACATACATCTACTCGGGTTCCCCCAATACCAATTATTCCAGCGAGCAATACTGGACTATTGACTCATACAAACAGACAACTCCATCGCCACTAACGATAGTGTCCTATAAACCCCTGATGAAATTTTGGCTTTATGATATTCCGTCCAGTAGCACACTCTACACCGCAACATTGCACATTTATCCAATAAGCGTTGGTTTTTCTGGACCAATTAATGTTGGTGTGTTACGGGTAGCGCGCGATATTGGGGACATGACCACGACGACCTGGACCAACGCCGCCGATGGCAACCCCTGGGAGGAGGCCGGCGCAAACGCGGTTAGTGACCGCGCGGCTGCATCCTATGTGACCACGACGGTCAATATGACTAACACGTGGTATACATTCGATATTACGTCGCTTGTAGCTGAATGGTTTGCGAACACATATTCGAATCATGGCATGATACTGGAGCCACAAAATATCCAACTTGACGCAAAACTGATTAACTTCACAAGCAGTGAGGCTACGTCAAATCAACCGTATCTGAGCATCGTTTACGCAACGCCAACGCCCGCTCCTACATCGACACCGACTTCCACGATTACACTAACTGCGACTTCCACGATCACACCCACAGTCACATCAACCGCAACCCCCACGATTACATCCACACCTACCGTACCCGTTGCAGTCTGGACACCTAGTTACGACACATACTTGCACTACTTCTCTCAAAGTACTGCACACTATGATGAAGATCACTTAAACATCGGTGCTTACGCTCTTTATGGAAAGGGCTGGAGGACGGCCCTTAAGTTCGACTTCTCCAGCGTTCCTGTAACAAGTACACTCTATAGCGCAATTTTGTACATGTACATGAATGAGCGCACGGGGGCGAACTTCATAGACACTACTGTCAGGAGAATCCTGACAGACACCGACACGATGACGGGTACAACCTATCTCAATGCAATGGACGGTATTGCATGGGAAGAAGATGCAGGAAGAGGAGATGCTGACCAATCATCTTCTTATGTTACAACGACTCTATTCACAACAGTAGGGTGGTATTCATGGGACATTACGTCCTTGGTAGGAGAGTGGATTTCAGGAACCTTTACAAATAATGGTTTGTTCGTAAGCCGTGATATAACTACGACATCTTCTGAGGCTGCTTACTTCTATTCAACAGAGAAAGCTACGATTGCCGCGTTTTCTGATCTCGTCCCTTACCTGTCCATCGTCTATGCTACCCCCGAGGGTATGCCGACGGCGACACCTACCATAACGCCAACTGCTACTTCAACCGCTACATCTCAGACTCCATCGGCTACACCCACATTTACATTGACGCCAACGGCAACGCCTACAAACACAAGCACTTCCACAGCAACAGGCACGAGTACTCACACCGCGACGGCAACTAGTACGGCGACCAGTACAGCGACGTTTCTTGCAGGAACTCCCACGCGTACCCCCACACCCACAGGTACGACTACATGGATTCCTACAGGCACGAAGACAGTTACGGCGACTAAGACTGCAACGGGAACCTCTACTCATACCCCCACCCCTATGTATGTCCTTTGGGTCAGCGAGGTTCAGTACAATCCTACTATCGACTGGAATGGTGATGGGGTAGCAGACATCGACGATCAGTGGCTTGAGATCTATAGCAGTTACACGGACACGTTGTCTATTGCTGGATACAAACTTGTTGTAGATACAAAGTTTACACCTACCGCAACTGGCACTCCGCCTACGGCCACGCCTACGCGCACGCCTAAGGCTACATCTACAGGAACGGTATCCACTCCTACACCCACAGGGACTCCATACTACAGTAAGCAAATAACGTTCACAGTTCCAAGTGGAGTAAACATCGCTGCGGGCGGATACTTAATACTTTGGCCGCGCTTCCAGTGGCGTAACAACATTTCCGATACAGCACGTATCGCGATCTACGATGACCACGGATCGCTTATCCATAGCGTCCAGCCAATTACTTCTGGCGTAGCTGGGTGGTCATTTGAACAGCGCCCAGAGGGATTCAGCGTGACACCTGTCTGGAATGAATGGCCCTCTTTTGGAAGCACGAACATCTTTTCTACACCTACCGTTACAGCAACACCAACGGCAACAGAAGCACCGACATCAACGTCAACGCCCTAAAGGAGAAATTGTGCCAACTATCGATATCGCTCTTATCACTCTAATTGTCGCGGCTATCAGTAGTATAGGAACGCTCATAGTAAACACCTTGCTGGGGCGACGCAAGGCAACCAAAGAGGATGCCGATACCATTATTGAGGGATATGACAGGCTTAGCGGGAGACTCATGGAACGCATGAATGATTTAGAGGTGCGCAACAAACAACAGGAGAGGGACGCCGAAACCCTAGCCATTGACGTCCGCGCTCGCGCCGAGGCCTTGGCTAACGAAGTTCGCAAACACGCCAAAGTTCTGGCCTCTGACATGCGGGAACGTGAGGCACGCATTGAGGAGTTGGAACGCCATACCGCCGAACTACAAAACGACATTGACATGGCAAAGGTTGAACTGATCAAACGTGATACTCGCATCGCGGGGCTTGAGCATCAGGTGGTAGTGTTGCAGGAAAACAACCAGGCATTGCAAAACGAATTGACACGCATGCAAAAAGAGAATGAGGAGTTGCGTCGAGAGTTGAATATACTGAAGGAAAACAGATGAAAATTGAAGTAGAAGATTTTGCAATTCAGCAAGCCAGTTATCACGCAGGACAGCGAGACGCGTACCTAGCCATCCTGAAGTTTCTCGCAGAGCAAAAGAAAGAAGAATCAAAGGAGGAAACAGATGAGTCTCATTAGTTTGGTTGTGCTTCTGATTATCGTGGGGGTTCTTTTGTGGTTGGTGAATACATACATCCCTATGGACCCGGTTATCAAGCGGATCATCAACATTGTCGTGATCGTAGTGGTTGTTCTCTGGCTACTGACCGTGTTCCATATTCTGCCCGACCTTAGCGCTATTCGAATTTGACAATGGCACAACCCTGATTTGACAATACTTCAGGGTTGTGTTATACTTTGTGCCAAGGGAAAACCATAGCAGAAAGAGGATAAATGCGATCTCTCACGAGAGTGATTGAGTATGATTCTAGGTCAGACGTATTCACAATCGTACCTCTGGGTGACGTTCACCTAGGGGCAAGGGCCTGCGACGAGCAGCTCTTTCAAGAGAAGATTGACTTCATCAAGAACACAAAGAATTGTCTGTGGATTGGCGTCGGAGATATGGTAGATTGTATATCACGACACGATAAAAGACATCAAGAAGCAACACTTGCACCATGGTTGTTTGGGCGTAACCCCATACTTAAAATTCAGAGGGATCGGCTAATTCAACTACTAAGTCCCATAGGTAGTAAGTGTATTGGGATGGCACTGGGGAACCATGAGTTAGCAGTAGAAGAAGACCTTTCAGCAGATATGTATCTTGATGTTTTGGAGGCGCTCAATACTGGACATGATTTACGCATTGGTCTTTCGGGGTGGGTAAATCTAAAGTTTCGCAGATGCGATAATGGTGGCACAACAACAATCAAAATATTCTTGCACCATGGATGGGCGGGCGGAGATTTAATGGGGGGGGTAGCTCTCAAGTTAGAGCGGCTATCATCTTCTTATGATGCAGATTTGTACCTAATGGGACATTTGCATAAACTAATTTGCTTTCCATCGGTATACTTGGGTACTGATCGTAGCGGAAAGATCGTTTCTAAGACTAGGTATTCTATCTGTACCGGATCATTTCTTAAGACTGCCCTTGATGATGCTACCACTTACGCTGAACGTAAGGGGTTTAAGCCTGTCTCTTTAGGAACAGCAAAAATTACTATAACCCCTGGTGCGGAAAGTAATCCTATTCACGTGGAGATATAGAAATCTATGAAGCGTGTAGCATTCACGGCATGGATGGACTGGCGACGCCTGTGGTGCATATTCGGCTATGTCTGGGCTGAACTGCGGTACTTCGTCCAACGCGGTTGGTATGGCGTCTCGGATTACGACGCATACTCGTTGTATATTTACGTGTCACGAGTTCTTGCGAATGGACTTCCAGTGTTATATGCTGGACACCCAGCACGTTACACGGAAGAAGAATGGGACTTCAGGCTAAATGAGATGCGCCATTTCTTTGAACTCGTCGCGAGTGATGATGGAAAAGGTGAACTTGCAGAAGTGAAGTACCCGCAAGCATTGTCGATACTCGTAGAGGACTTCTTCGATCTATGGTACTAACATGAAACTCTATTCGCAAAACAATGGTAATTGGAAGTCCCGCCGTTTAGGTACATCTGATACGACAATTGGGGAATCGGGTTGCCTCTTGACTTGTGCGGCAATAGTGGGTGACTACGTTGGCGGTATTGAGTGGAACCCTGCTGAACTTAACGCGATTCTTACCTATACTCACGGATATGCCTCTAGCAACTTGCTGATCTGGGCGGCTATCAGTGAGATATACGGAATGAAGTTGGAGATTCTTGCTGAGTGTCCTACGTGGGAAGCACCCGTAGAAACAGACATCAAGGATTATAGAGACAGGGGACTACCGATTATTACTAGAGTCGACACTTGGAAGGGTAGGATTACCCAAGAGCACTGGGTTGTATTGCTCCCCCCAAGTGAGACATACTTTGGCAAATTCACATGTGTAGACCCACAAAACGGATACATGAAAGCAATGCTGAGACCAGCCCTCACGATACTTGGGTGGGCTGTTTACTCGAAACTGTAACAGTTCATCTTAACTCAAACTATTACAAGGAGAAAAACCAATGATAGACGTAAACAAATTGTTAGAAGCACGATTAATATTGCAAGATGAATTTGACAAAAACAACAATTCTGATCCACAGGGTTCGTTCCACAATGGTTTTGTGCTGAATTATATTATGATACAAATAGACGATTTTATTAAGGAGTTAGAGGAGAATAACCAATGCTAGACGTAGAGATGCTTCGTTGCGCTAGAAAGATAATGCAGAGCGAATTGTATAAGATAGACCATATTATGCAAAAAGAAATGCGTGAAGATTCGTTTGACTTGGACTACGTTATCAGGTGCTTGCAAGACCTTATCAACAAGGTGGTAGATCGCGAAGGAGAAGAAGAATGACAATCACGACCAAACTGACACAACTCAATGTCGTCATTGACGTTGCCATCGCTAAACTCACAGCGACTAATAGTAAACTTGACGCGCTCCTCGCAGAACTAGACGGCACGTTGCCGCCGCCAGTAGTGCCGCCTGCGGGTTATCCCCTAGAGTGGGACGCTAGGCTTACGGAGATTGGCGTCCACGTAGATGCTACAGAAGGGCCGAGGTACGTTCTGATTGCGGCATGGTTGACAAAAAACGGGCAGTGGTCTGGCGTTGATGAACCGCCTGCGTTTGCGAAGAAATATCAATTGGATACACTTGGTGGAGACCACAATGTTTTCGGCATGTGTCTTGATGTAAATGGTACTGTCATCATGAGCAAGAACTTTGTGATGCAGAATGGCGGCACGGCAAGTAGACAACCAGAAGCAGACGGTTGGTCTAATCTACCAATGTCTGGACAGGCATGGAAACCGTCTGAGGGGCCAGGGCCTTACTCTTGGTATCCACTAAATGGAGAAAAGTTGATCGGGCTTGGTATGCCGAACAACCAGCATTGGTCGTTCTTTGGAGTATGGAAAGCAATTAGTTGAAAGGAGAAAGACTATGGACTACGCTGCATTAGCCGCTGCAATCGTCGCGGCAATCATTTTGGAGAAGCTTTTTGAGGCGGTGTTCGGGCCACTGTGGAAACAGTTTGCCTGGCCGAATATCTACAAATTCTACGCCGCGATGGTGATCGGGACCGCGCTCGGAGTCGCCACGGGGCTAAACGCGCTGCCCGTGTTCACCGCCGCGCCACTGGCCGGGCGTGCGCTGACAGCGCTGCTCATCGGTGTGGGGCCGAGCATACTGTATGATCTGCTCGACAAGGTTCCGCAACCAAAACTGCCAGTGTCTTGATACAATACACCTACAGATATGTATAAGTGTAGGTGCTTTTATCCAATGATGCTGCATTAGCGGGTAGAATGGGAGTCGCAAGGGAATCTTGCACCGGCTCTACAGCACCATCATCTTGTGATATAACGCGGGATGACCGAAAGTCGCAACTGGTAACAAACCCCTCGGGGCCAGCACCGTATCGGCTAGCGCAACCCGCGTTGTAAATAGAAGAAACCTCGGTTGAAGATTATACCGAGGTTTCTTCGCGTAACCCTGCGAGAGGTTAGAGCATATTCGGCGTATCAGTATCAACTTCAGACTTCATCTTGAACTTAAGTTTGAACGTAAGACAGTGTGTACCTGACCCCGGCCATACTCCGTCACGGTAATGCGAGATATGGAACGCCTCGGGGATAGCGGGCCATTCTATCCTGAATCCGCAGGCTCCTATCCTACTTGGTCTAACTCGTTTTGTCTCGGGATTAATGTCAGGCCGATAGTATTCACAATTGCAGCACATTCTATTGGGGTCATCCATGCCGTAGATCAAGGATAATCTCCATGATACGTATGATCGAAGTGGCAATCGTACTTGCGCCATCCATCATTGGCCTCAAATATTGCTACTATTATCCTCTTATCAAACCATTCATTACCAGAGAGCGCATTGCATAGAGTATCTTCTGTAACTTTATCAACTTCATACTCATAAACAATAACACTTTTACCACTGGCCATAGCAAATTCTGCCTCGTTTAACACACCTGCCCATGTAACACAATATTTAGGATCACTACGATACGTTACTCCATAAATCTTCATGTTTCATCCTCCGGCCACACGATAGGCGACCAGTGCGTTACATCGTCCATCTCTGCTGCGGTTCCATCACTTGTACGTGGCCCAATCAAATCTAGCCACGTATCATCATAAAAACTACCAACACATTGATAGCCGCATTTGTCTAGAATAAAAATGGCTTCGCTGGTAGTTGGCAACTCATTTTCTACGCTAATCCACTTTGATTTCTCCATGTTCATCCTCCCACAATAACGCCCATCTCTTGCGCGGTCCTCAAGATATTCGCGATGCGACCCGACATAGATGGATGCGTATTCGTCATCTTCTCGCGCATGGTATCAGTTGGTACAATGATTAGGCGACCATCAGCATCGCGTCCGATGGGTTTAGCGCCCTCAAAGAACGGCATAATACCCGCTGTTTGCAACTCATAGCGTTTATATTGCCATGCGTTTATGAGCGCAACATCGTCAGAACGTGTATCTACACCGTCGCAGTGACACGGGCTGCGATGACATTGCGGGCATACATCAGCACCATAGTCAGACTGTACAGTAACTTTTCCGTTGTGTTTTGGTGGCCCACCTGCTTTGTACCACTCTATGACGCCGGTTGCATTCATCGGGCTAAATCCACGCAGTCTCCACACCCTCAGGCATTCCTTGAATAAGGGGATGTCTGTAATAAGTGTTTCCAACTCTTGTCTCTGAACTGTGTTGGGCCACGTTCCCATTGTATCGTGCCACGCATCCAAGATGGGGTTGCGCTCGCGTGGTTTAGGTTCTTTCACTGCCATACGATCCATCTATCATTGGTCGAGAAGAATGTGTAAACGTTGTCATCAGGAAACCGATACCTCACATAAACAACACCTTCTACGTCATAATACGTTAGTTCTGCAACCTTATTAATCTCGTAGTCGTCAAGGTTCACAATGCCTAATCCACCCTCAATAAATCCGCCCTCTTCATCTGAGACTCGAAACACCGCGCCCAGATTCGGCAACTCGATGATTGAGCACTTCCGGTACTCGTCATCTTTTCCAACCCACTCTTTGTGAGCAATGGCGTCTTCTGCGTACGTCGTTTGGCAGTTAGGATCATGCGAAAGTGCAACTGATGCAGTTGCTTCGCGCTCCATCATAGTTCCGACTAACGCGTCTCGGAACATAGCATTCTGCTGGCGTTCGATGTCTTCAGTCAACTTCGAGAACCCTTGCCTTACCATTTCCATTCCTCCTCTAGCCATCTAAGCACAATCATTACGCTAGTACCACAAGATAATCCAAGCGCAACGGAAATGATGTCTCCGTTCTTCATATAAACGATACACAACGCACCCGTTAGAATAAAACACATGAGTATGAATACTCCCGCCCAAGTTTTCATAGTGTAACCCCCCAATCTTTAATGCGCGATTTCAGTCCCTCAATGTATCCATTCTGCCATACACACAGGTCAATTAGAAATCTAGTGTCTTCTAAATCCAAGACCTCATCATTGTCATAGAATTTCCAGATGATCTTATCAAGGCGCTCCTCCCCTTTATCGTCCATGGTGTACCTCCTACAAGTTTTTTAGTGCCCATAAAATACCAAGAAGAATAAGAATAAGGCATATAAGTGTTAAAATTGGAACCATTATAGCAAAAACGATCCCCTCTTTTTTAATATTATCCAAAAATACTAACACTTCACCCGCCGTCACACCGATAACAACAAACGCAATTATTAGCCGAGCAATGATTTCTGTAAATTTCATGGTATCCTCCTACTTATTGAGTCTAGATTAGAGCCTACGGACCGATTTGAACGGTCAACCTCCGCGTTACAAAGGCGGCGCTACTACCAATTGAGCTACGTAGGCTATTGTCTAGTAGTTCAAACGTCTGGTTGCCTATTCTGAAATTGCCAATACGGAACAGGCAGGATAATAGGAACTGAGTTCACTGCACGTATTACCCAAGCACCCACGACAAAGACAATATGTCCTGCAGGTGTCTGTTCCATAAGCCCTGTCCATGACCACCCGGCGGTTTCCAAGCGGTCGATAACGATTTGGTAATTCACCATGTCTGCTACGATGAGGTGCTCTTCCCAGATTGGCCCCTGTGCATAAAGCACAAAGGGGAACACCATCGACAAGACCACAAGCATGACCAGCACTTCAAGACACTTTTTCATTTTTTAATCCTTTCTAGTTATGTAGGGGGCTGTGCTACCTACTAACGCAGCCCCCATTGTTCTATCTACCCGCTTACGTTGCGTTCCCCTACGCCAACGCGTCCTACCGATAGTGGCTGACAACCCTTAGCGAACAGTCCCAATAAACTTGGCCCTTATTGGGAAGGGCATACTCACCATCTAAGATGGTGGCAAATGGGGACGGCGGAACTCGAATCCGCACCTATCAGCACGCCGACGGCTCTTACCATACTTAAGCTACGTCCCCACGCCATTCCGCCGTCAAAGTTGCAACAATCCTTATGGTCACGAACGGAATCGCACGTTACTCTTCTGCATCCTTCGGGTCAAGAACAATGTTGCTGTCAGTGACAACCGATTGAATCTCTAACATCACTTCAAGCGGATTATAGAGATGGTTAATGTCAATGAAGTAGCGTTCGCTTAAAAGCGACGCATATATTTTAGACACACCTTCAACCGCCTTAACCTTGTCAACATACTTCTCATCAAACCAGATTATATAAGTGTACCTCGATGAATATACGCCACCCTCAACTTCAACCCGTTTCACCTTATTCGCCATCTTGTGTCTCCTGTCTACTGTCTAAGAACTTAACTGTCTGCGCCCTGAGTTCATAAGACGTATGTGCTACGCCGTCCTTCTCCCACATCCTAGGGCTGCCCGTCTCTGGGTCGGGTGTTAGGACACCTTCAACAAACACCTTCGATCCCTTGTGTAGGTATTCGTTTACGGGTTCGGCCAACTTTTCCCATGCCTGGATTCTAAACCATGTTGTACGTTGCTTTTTCTCCCCGTCCTTCTTCCAGGTTTCGCTAGTCGCAACCGAAAAACTTGTAACAGGTGTTCCATCCTCAGTGTACTTCATCGTGGGATCTGCACCGAGGTGTCCAATTATCGAAACTCGTTGAAACATTATAGTCCCTCCGGCATCTTAAGTTCTTCTGGAATCTTACTTTCCTTCGGCTTCTTCTGCGCCGCGATATCTTCCCTGATCTGTTCCTTTAGCGTCACCAGTTCTTCGACTGTCAATTCAGAGAACTGTGTCTTCTTAAACCACTTTGCGATATGGCCCGCTTGCTTGTACGAATTCCATTTTGCTTCTCTGAGCAGCGCCAGAACTTCATTTCGATGTCCAACCAGCGTCATCTTATCCAGCACTACCTTCTGCTCTGGCGTCTTATCCTGTTCAAGATGCGGGGGCGTGATTACATTCTTTGTCATATCAACATGAAGCGGTTGTCCACGATCTTCAAAGGGATCGGATACGGTGTCATCGTCATCCGGTTCTTCTGGCAGTTCAATGACTTTATACTCAACGGTATGGATTGGTTCTTCTAAAACCTGCTGAGATTCAATAATATGAGATGTTACTACTACTTCTCCGTCTGAATTGACACTCACGTCTTTAGGATCGGCTAGTTCTTCTGGCGTGTACATACCAGCAATAACATCGGACATCTCAATGCGAGCGCCAGCAGACATACATCGACTGAATAGCATCGCCTTGGCATACTTGCGGTACATCTCGGCGCTAGTACCCGTAGTGAGTCCTGCTGCCTGGGCGTCATCTATTGTGAATGTGTGGACGAAGGGTTTTCCGCCACGCCTAGCGAAGGTGATTTGACAACATGTGTCAGTCAATTGATCTACATGAAAGTCGTGACCAGCACGTCTGATAAGGGCGGCCATTAGTTGCGCACTCAGACTTGGTTTTCCTCTGACAACGTAGATGCCGCGAAATGATTGCATCGTTGGGATACCGAGTTCACGCCCTGTCAGCATGATCGCCGCCGCAGCCGCAGCCGTCTTGATCTCTGTTGGCAACAATCCAGATTTGACCAATACCTCTGCTTGATGCATCATGCCGTCGAATGTGGTTGGCATAAGTGCCGTGTCATGTCCGTAAGGTACAACCGCTTCAGTCATTTGAAGTTTCCTCCATATATGTCAATTTGTTCTGCATCCTGTTCTTGTTCTTCTCGTATGCGTTTGTCTCTTTCATTCTCCGATAGTGTATCGAGTTCATCACCGTCCACCTCTGGTTCAAATTGAACATACTCGTCATCCTTGCCGTCGTCGCCATAGATGAAGTCCTCTAAATTATTAACGCTACCATCTAGTAGGCGGACATGCATTTTAAGTGCCGAGAACATAGTCTGAAGTCCAAACATATCCATCGCAATTTTTGTAATGTCGCGTTCTAGTTTAACGATACGATGTTCATGATCCCGAAGTTCATCATGAAACACTTGATGTCCTTCTTCCATATTACACCTCCACCAAATTCATCTGTTGTACAGCATCTAGGATTGCCCGCGGTCGTGCCTTGTTGATACCCTCCTGACCGCTCCAGGGGTCACCAGGTCGACACTTACTGAAGCCGTGGCCTTCTACGTTGTATTCTCGGTAATCGTGGAGTTCATTTCTCCATCGAATGCGTACCTCGACGTGGGTGTATGGCCCTCTTTGACATACCTTAGTGTCAAACAAGTTTTCTTCTGCGAGTTCTACTAGGAACTTGCGCCTTGCCCTGTCCATGTGATTCCTCCTTAAGCGTACCACTTTGGAAAGTTTTCAAAATACGAAATAAACTCAGATACATCTTCTTCAAGTTCTTCAGCTAGTAGTTTAATCATAGAGATCAGCAGCCAGTCTGCCTCTATGTGCCGCTCCTCCATGTCAAGTCCGCCTAGCGTTGACATCTCAAGTTTGATTAACTTTATTTTTTCGTATGTTTTCATGTTACCCTCTTGTTTTTATGATGATACTGTCATTATACACGGGTTTGCAAAAAAGTCAAGCCCCTTTTCAATGTTCATAACTTCTGAACTTTACAGGGCACTTGACAGGTCGGCCCGAGTGTGTTATACTTCCCTCATGGAGGCGGGTATGAATAACTATGACGATCACGGAGCATTAGAATCAGAGATGGCGACAAAGTACAACGCCCTGAAGGCAAACTACGACGCACTGCGCGTCGTAGTTATTAAGACGCTAAAAGAAGTAGAGGCGCCGTATCATGGCGAGGGAGAGTTTACTATAGTTAGTCTGAAGATATTCGATGAACTAAAGAAGATGGTGGACTTTGACTGATCCTATGGCGGCCCTCGCTGCGGCCCAAGTATTCGACATCATTAGAGTAACCCAAATTGCTGCGGGTAGTTCTAAATACCGTCGCGAGTACAATTGTGGACACACTCCCGCCAAACAGAACTGGACTGCGGTAATTGCACGGGCAAGGGTTGAAGCCGAGGCCGACTTCGATCAACTTACGTACTGGTTAAGCTGGCTCAATATTCAAGAGAGTAAGAAGCGACACATTGTAGATATGGTGCGTGATATTCTTGACGGCAGGCGCACAATAGAGATTGAGATACCAGAGATATGACATGCTTAAATCAATTAACGTAACATTTAACTATGAGTGTGACATCTGCCACCAGTTTATAAATGGAAGTTTCAGATTGAAAGTTAGTATTGATGGTAAGAAGTTCAGTCGTGAGGGATGGGATGCCGTAGAAGAACTTGCAGAATTGAACCGAGCACGAAAGAGTCTTTCTGAATGGACTGTTCGGCTGAATAAAAATGGGGACATTATAGATGTGTGTCCTAATTGTAGCAAGTGGTTTAGGGGGGAACATGAAATTCTGTGTATGGTCTTACGACGAAGACACTGATTCGTGGGATACGACGTGTGGTGAGAAGTGGCAATTCATGAATGGTAGCCCCAAAGAGAATGGTGTGATATTTTGCCACCACTGTGGAATGCAAGTCGCTGTGAAAGTTGAGTTGCCAGAACCGGAGGATGAAGATGACGCGCCAGAAGACTGAAGAACTAGAACTTGCATTTGACACACGTTGCCGGCAGTTTGGTCTTCCGTTCTGCCAGAAACTACACATTACTATTGAGGGTACTAAGTCGTGGTTTGAGATCGACCGATGGTTTCCAGACTACGGCGTTGGTGTCGAGATCAACGAAGAACTGTTTCACAAACAATGGGCAGCTCAGACAAGGGACGCTAAGAAGCATAACTACTGTGTGATCAAGGCCATACCGTTGTTGGTGTTTACGGGCAGTATGCTGACGAATAATCCTGGAGCATGTATGGCACAGGTTGAAGATTTACTCAGACAAAAGGGATGGACACCATGATCGCCATTCCGATTCTAGTGATCGTGATTGCAACGGTGTTAGCGGTCGCGGTGTGTGTGTTGTCTTCGCAGATTAACAACGGGAAATAATATGGAATATCCACATGTTTGTGATCTATGTGGTAAGTCAGGAGCCAAACTACGCGATTGCAGATTGGTAGGACGCTTCCAAGTCAACGTCTACATTTGCGACGCATGTTTTCATGTACCCTGGTCACTGTGGAGAAAGGACTTAGAAGAGAATGAGCGAGCAAGATTTGCGAGAAGCATATCTGATATATCGCGGATGGAATAAAATGGATCGGGCGTCTGGTAATGTACGATGGACAAAGAAATATATGTCAGAATCAGTAACTAGATATGGCTTGTTTACAGAAGATGCGGTAATGTTTCAATTGCGTATGTACGATCTTGACATAGCGGCTCAGGCCATATTAGAACTGCCAGTGTTACGGGCGCGCATAGCAGAACTAGAGGAGGAGCATGGAGCCATTGACGTGTGACGTAAAAGTCAAGGATGTGGATAAGAAACTTGCTGCGATCATAGAAGCTTATGGGCGCATCTGTGCCACATGTAAGGACTGGATGCCGTGGGATAACGTAAGGCGTCCCGCATGTATCGGAGAAGGATTCAAAATTTCAGATGCAGACTACTATTGCAAGAACTGGACAATTATGAATGACAAGGGGCAAATTGAGGGTGCATACGATATGACATTGGAGGAAGAATAAGATGGGATACCTAATTGGTAGTTTAATCATGGCTGTTCTAATTGTCTATTCGGGGATTAGGGGTGACATTCAAACCGCTACAATGTTAGCCATTCTGTATTCTAGTATGATAATCGCATTTGAGATTGAGCAACTAAGGCGAAAGATAAAATGAGCATTCAACATGACATCGTAGAAGCAGTCCGTGCTCGTGGCTACTTGGAAGGATGGACTAAAGAGCAACTCGCTGCAAGGCAGGTGATGAAACTGATCGAGGAAGTAAAGGAACTTGTTCTTTGCCCTGAACTTTCAGATGATGATGAACTATGGAATAACACATCCGTTATTAATGCTCGCGATGAGATAGCCGAAGCTGGTAAAGATGCCCGTGAAGCATTTGATGATGGTGAATGTGGAGTATTTCCAAGCACAGACGAAGCAAGACGAGAGCTGTCAGACATCATCGTTGTGTGTTCCGTGCTTGCGCATGCTCTTGGCGTAGATGATATGATGCAAGGGGCACTCGACAAAGCACAAGCAGACGTTAAGCGAGGGGTGCGATGAATGGACATCATAGACGCTATTGTTATAGGCGAGGAGTTGACTGCGCTGAGTGATCTCTTGACTGAGAGACAATGGAACATCGCCCTATATCAGAGCGAGGATTTGACGCGCAATGATATATGTGTTATAATGGGATTACCATTGTGGAAAGTGAAATATGAGATTTATATGATGCGTAGAACCTTAAAAAATGTAGCCCGACGCAAAAAAAAGTAGGCCATAATGCCATTCTCGACGCCTACAAGTAGGAGCACTATGCATTCATGTTCAGCATGTGGGAAGCTAATTAGGGGGGGAATAAAGCGTTTCTTGTGTCCTGTATGTGAGATACGATACGGAAGAGATGCTAGTATGTGGCCCCCATGGTTACTTGGTATCACGGACTATGATCTTAAGATGCGACGAAGTGATATCAAGTTCGAGAAACATTCCCTTCAATTGTTTGAGGATTACATAACAGACGAAGACTAAACAGGCCGGGTCTAAATGATATATGCCCGGCGGCGGCACAGATAACTGGTTGGTGGCGTGCCTTTATGATCTACAACTTCACGATAAACGACGTTCCCACTAGCTTAAATCTAACTGAACGAGCTAGTTATAAAGTCAGGGCTATCCTGCGCCGAAAGTGGGAGGCACTCTTCAGGGTAGCCATGCAAGTTCATGGGATTCCGTGTGCTGCCGGTAAGCGTCGTGTTACTTTCTCTGTTTTCTTTGATTATCAAGGAAGGAGAGACCCCCAAAACTATCTTATGAAGGGAATGATCGATGCGATGGCCCGCGTTGGGTTGTTAGTTAAAGACGATGCAGATTGGGTAGAACTTTCTCTACCAAAGATCGGGCTTGAGATTGGCAATGGTCATACCGACTTTCTGATTGAGGATATTAACGGGCCTGACCTATTATGAGCAAGACAGCTATTGCGACACTCGAATACGACGACAAACGATACACCATCAATGATACTTGGGAGCCTGGCGATGATGGCGAGTACAGCGACGACGCGATGATGTATTGCTGGAATGAAATGGGCAATTATGATTGTGACTGCAATCGAAGCATGTTCATTCATAGGCAAGTTGACAAGAAGTTTAAGAAGATGGGCTGCGGTAGTCGCATTAAACTCGTGGGCCTACGGATTGTAGATGCAGACGGGTCAGCACGTACTTTAGTTGGCCTGGAATCTTGAATCTATTTTTTATTATTATTTGATTATTCACTTTCCTGCCAGTTAGCGTTATCCCCCCTGATAGCTTCGGCGAAAGGGTACGAGGCCATCGAAAGGTGGCCTCCGTGAATTAGCCACGTAGTACCAAAGTATTATTAACATAATCATATCGCGTTTCACGCTCGGGGATAGGCTTGCAACCGACAAAGGGATAAGCCTCCACTAATCCCTTTCCCCGGGTTCATCATTTAGTGGAGAAAGTGTCATGGAGGTGACGATGTGCCAGGTTACAAGAACAGCAACTACAACGCGTGTTTATTAGAGGACGTAAGATTGACGGGCCATATAATTCCCCACTCATGGTACGAACATATCAGATTACCCAATGGCAAGCCAGACCTTAACGCTATCATATTGTTATCAGAGATAGTATATTGGTTTCGCCCCTTTAGGGAAGAGAGGGAGTTAAAGCAAAAGTTTGCTGGCGAAACGTTGCATCTATCTTATAAACAGATTGAAGATAGATTTGGATTAAGTCGTAAACAAGCACGCGAGGCGCTACATAGGTTAGAGGCTGCTGATCTCATTACCATCGAGGAGCGGGGGAAACCAGCGCCGGAAAACAGTTGGCGTAAATGTATTTTTATTGATCTTAATGCCCCCGCAATACTCGAAATGGAACGGTTGCGTGTCCTGGAGGAAACGGATCGTGCCCCGGAGGACACGTAGTGCGTGACCCAGAAGGCACATGGTGCGTGCCCTGGAGGGCACAATACTAATACTACTTACTAATATTACATTCTGAGAATACTACTGAGATTACGTTTGGCGAAACTACGTTTCGCACCACTCTTTCAACTCATAAGGAGATAATATAGAATGGCTGTTAAGAAGAAGCTCCCGCCCTGGTTGATGCCGAAAGATGAAGTAGAAGAGCCGGTGCCTGGCAAGAAGTCCGCGAAGAAGAAGCCCTTGACTGCTGCTGAGCAGAAGGTTGCTGATAAGAAGAAAGCAAAGAAGTAATATGGCGGTCAAGAAATCTAAGAAGCCTGCTCCATCCAAGTACGTCGCTAAGAAGAAGGACGGCAAAGTAGGTAAGCCTGTCAAGAAGGTCGCGACCAAGCCTGCTCCTCCCAAGAAGTCGTTTGCCTCGAGGACACCTGCCGTGCCACCGATGCTGCCTGAGGTGCCGCCTTCAATGTCTCCTGAGATGCCATCTGGTCTTCCTGGGATCAACACAATGCCGCCTAGTCCTGCTGATACAATGCCGCCGGTTCCTGCCAGCGCGATGGATATGCTCGACCAGATAGCGAAGCCTGTTAAGCCTGTTAAGAAGGTGTCTGTTACTACTAAAGCATCGGCGGCGAAGAAGCGCGCTGCTCTTAAGAAGAAGAAGCAAAACGTTAGCAAGTAGTGGGCAAGCGGTTAGCATTACTACGCAAGCTCGATGCTCAGACACGCGATGAGGTAAGGCAAAGAGATCATGACCAATGTGTCGTCTGTAAGCGACAAGCTAGTCAAGTACACGAAATTGTGCCCCGTAGCCATTTCGGTTTACGTGGCCTGCCTTTGTGCTTCGATATACGTAATCGCGCGTGTCTTTGTCAAGAGTGCCACGAAAAGGCCCACACCCGCCCCGCGCGTGTGGCGCTCCTTCAGGCCCTACATGAGTGCTACGGATACGACTACAGTCAGTCACCCTGGGCTGCCTATTTGGATCAAGCCTAAGTACACTCATAGAACGGATGGTGTATGGGCGCAATATATGGCGGAGGGGGGTCTTAATGAATCAACCTGACCGTGCCCTACTCGATGCGGTCCTGGAATTGCTCAAGGTAATTGACATTGAGGATCTACTCGATCATTCTGATGCCATTGATGAAATCCTGACAGAAAGATGTTTTTCTGAGGGCGAAGATGAGTACAGTAATAACGACGAAGAGGAGAACCTTGAAACTCCTTGGGAGCGCATAGTCAAATATGGTATGTGAAAGAGAGTAACAACCATGAAGATATGGAAGGAGAATAACCATTATGGGTGCGTATGTTCCAATAGGGATAAAAGTACACGATAGTATATATGATCCCCTTCTTCGATTGACTATGTTGGTGATTGAACAAATTCAACTAGAACCATTGATAGAATTTAAGGAGTGTGTAGATAAGGTTGTCCAACGTCGGCTTGGTATTGAGGAGAACTAACCATGAAGAAAGTTCTTTCAACAGAGATTTATACTTCGTGGGGCAACCCATTTGATAGAGATAATGTTGCTGCATTTCAGAAAGACTTACGGGAAATATTCGGAAATGGTGTAAGTTTCATCGTCGAAAACGACGACGACGGATTTACTATTAAGATACTATTCGATAGTGAGGGGAATGAATTATGATGACTACACCCGTCCAGAGTGCTATTTTTCTAGCTGCGTTGCAAGCCGCCGAGAATGTTGACGTTCGTGCAATCATAGATTTAGACAACGCATTATGTGATATTATCGAACGGCGCATTGAAGACGAAGAAGAGGATGAAGAAGAAGAGAATGACGAAGACAATTAGCCTTGATGATCTAACGATGCTCGAAGTTAGTGTTATGGATGCTGAAGACTTGACGACCTTGCTTCAGACTATTGCGGGCCGTCTTCTTGAAGTAGGTCGAGCCACTGCGAAGATCGAGCCAGAGTGGCGCACTTTGAAAGCGGAGTCCGCTTACTTAGCACAGGTGCGAAGCGCTGTACAATCTGCACTCCGCACCGTACGTGTTGCCCTGGGCGAGTAGTTAACGTCCTATTTCTTCGCGAAGTGGTCTTTGAGCGAAGGCCTGTGAGATAATCACCGACCGCGTGATGTGTCCGTAGTAACCAGATTCCACGATCAGGTCATATAAGAAGCGGTCAACGTCCGATGTGTTTTGTGGCGCAGCGTCCTTGAAGGTGATTAGCACGGCGATGTTAAACAATAACCAACCTTCGGAAAACTTAGTAGCATCGACGGCGAGCACCTGCATGACAACGGTATCGTCTTCGTAGTTGAAGGTGCGATAGAGCGCTGTCATCTCTTCTTCTAAGTTATGCCAAGGGCAGGCATATACATAGTCCCACCACACTATGGCTTGGTGAATGCCTAGTGGCTCACGGACGGGTCTTTGTGCGTGGACTATGCTAGGTAGTAGAGCAAGCAAGAACGCGACGATTAAAATGCGTCTCATTTGGTTTCTCCTTGTGTTAGTCATCCGAGTAGTACCAGATTCTTTTTAGTGCCTTGACTTGTTCGGTTGCGTCAAGGCACTCAAGGCATTTAACAAACTCCCAAAACTGGTGGATGTTACACTCGTCTATGGCTTCGAGCGCTAAGGTAAATAGCGTACCAGAAACTCGACTCATTCTGTTACTTCTAGTTCGCTCTTGTCCATCCAGGCCCAGGCGAGTTTTCCATTAACGTCCGCTACAACGCGAACGCGTTGCTTTCCTTCTCGTTTGTCAATCACTACTTCAGCCCCCTTGGGGATTGTGCACTCATCACCTTCAAGAGACGTGCCATTCTCGCCAATAGATCGGAACGCGTAGACGTTTAGAAGTGTATGTCTGGTCATGGTTACACTGCTCCTTTCAACGTGATGCATATATCGGCGCAAACATCATAGATCGGATGTTCATCGTCAAGCCACTCGTCGTGCATTAGGTCTTCCGCCACTGTTTCCGCTAACAGGCCCGCGTTGTATTCTCCGGTTTGGTTGTCATAACATGCGGGTGCGTAAATCCGGGCCAAGTTTAAGATGATGTTGAAGGCTTCTTTTGTAAGCCCGTAGTCTTTGAGCATGTTCTTATTGTACTTCATGGTTAATCTCCTATTGCAAGCCTAGTATCACGCTGTAGACCATGACTAGTCCCACGGAAACGAGCAACGCGACGCAAAACCAAAGAAACTGCTGGCAGCCACTAGAATTGTTCATTGTTCCCCCATTCCTTGCATAGTTGAGTGCTGATAATCCACAAGTACGATGTTCGGTCTTCGGACAGGTCCTGTCTGTCTAGCTCATGGGCGACTTCATCGGCCATTGCCTTAGCGTCGTATTCGTGTTTCTGTTGATTGTAGATTGCACGGGCGTGTACGTTGCAGAGAAGGACTATTTTACGGAAGTTCTTCTCTGAGAGGCCAAGCGTCTTGAGTTCCTTGGTGTATTTCATTTGTATTCTCCTCTTGTGTTTGGCAAGCATCCTGGAGCATTTCAAGGTACCAGTCATCATTATAGCGACGGCGAATCTTTGACCAAGCCGCCTTACGATTGGGCGAAAGCCAGAATTGACAGGTGCCGCATACCTGATGCCATTCATAGAACGGGGAGCCGTCAGCATACCATTGAGAAGGAGATTTGCTCCACGTCCAAAGCCCCTCGCCGTTATTGTTGGTGCGGCACCGTTCGACAAGCACTTCGTCGAGATAAGTGTACCACAGCCATTTACCAAGCTCCAAGTTGTGCCATAGTTTAATACTGATTCTTGGCTTCATGTTAGTTCCTTTCTTTTAGGTCTTCGCTTTTTCTGCATTTGCCCAGAATCATGGCAGACTGACCACTAGGTTAATTCTCCTCGATTGCCATGATCAACTCGTGAATGTCAATGACCAGTCCTAGATCAACATCAATGTGTCTTAGGCAGCGTTTCAGTAGAGCAAGCATTTCAGGTGCGGCGGCGATAAGTCTTGCGTCTGCGTTCCACCACACATGTTCGCAGATTGCACCTGTTCCGTAGTGTCCAGGTAACGTGTTGTTGGTATTGTAAATGTACGTGCCAAGATGCGGCTCGGATATACAATTTCCGTCTTCGTCGTAGTTTAGTTCTTTGGGCATAATACCCCATGGTCCCGGTGTATGTTTCATGTTCAATCCTTCTGCGTTTGTAGGATGCGCAGCCCCCGTATATGTGCTAGTCTTCCATTAGATGACGCGCCGTCTCCTCGAATCCAAACCACGCGAGAAGGTTCATGTTCATATCGTCGCGTGCAAGCGGATCCCCGTCTTCCCACTTTTCGCCAAAGAGTTCGGCGGGCGTGCATCCGCACTCGCTACAAGATTCCTGAAGCATGGCGTCAATCTCGGCCATGTGTTTCTTGTAGAATTTCACAGTATCGCGGTAGTAGATCATCGCGCCTACCATGCCAGACTGACAGCCGCCTTGCATCAGGTCATCGTATGCGCCTTGTGCCTTGTTGTCATAGTCGCGACCGGTAGAGCGCAGCCACTTAGCTACTACCCTTTCGAGTTTCGTTTCTGGCGTTTTCATGTTATACCCCCTCATTCTTGCGAAGCCAAGCCACGCGTCGCGTGGGCATAGGCGAGCCACAATAGACGCATTGTCCCGTGAGTGTTGCCCATTGGCGACGGCTCAAGAATTGTAGCGTACCGTCGTCTAGTTTTTGGGCATAAGGCCCATAGATCAAGCCAGCGCGAATATCTTCTCTGAGGTCCTGGGCGCATCCTATTGTGCATGTGATTGATCGATTGTAGTTTGCCATTGTGTTTCTCCTTTCGAAAGGCCGGCCTATCGCCCTTAGCCTGCTATCCCTAGCAAGCCCCATGCCAACAATGACATAGGTCTTTAGTTGTCGCGGGTAGGTCAGCCGAAATAATGCGACGCGAGATTCCGAATAATTAATATTTATTTTGTTGGCTTGCCGTCAATGTATTCGATGCGAATGGCACCAGCATGTACCGCATCGTGCACAGAGCGTACCTTGTCCGCATAGTGCGGAAAGCTGCTATATGCATAGTCAGTGTACAATGCTTCCCAGTCTGAAGAAATACAATCTGGTACGGTCATAGCACGGTGTACTGCACCAGACTGCGACGCATACCGATACGACGTAGGGAATACTTTTAGTTCACGTCCACGCGTAGATGTTGAGTCAATGTCAATGTGCAAGCGCGTGATACCATCAATCAGAGATTCCACGGGCGCATTGATGTATGCGATAGTAGGTTCCGTTTCTTTGCGCCAGTCATCGTCGCGACGATGACGATCTACTGTCAACATGATCTCACATGGGATAACATGTTCAAAGATAACATCTACGGTGTGCACGGTGTCAACCTTGACAGTACGATGTTCAATGATGACTACACCATCGTTACAGATGATAGCACGGGTGTTGTACTCAAGTGCGACTTTCCGTAATGATGCTGGCATTGTGAAGCCTTGTTTCTTTTCCATGATAGTTTCTCCTCAGTGTGTGATAAAACAGAATCATGTGGGCATTCAGAGAATCGAACTCTGATAACAACCAGCGCTCAAGGCGCTGCCCTTTCGGGACCAGCCTGCCCATATGTTACTCAATAATGTGGCATCCCTGATAGTTCGCACTCTCGATAGCTGATGCGCGCGTGCGGTACGCTCCCCATGTGAAAGTGTATAGATGCCCATGTGACTCTTCGGTAGGTTCAACAAGACTCTTGAAGATGACGGTGCGGTAAACGATGCCCGCCTTGATGACACCAACAAACCACCGCGGCCTAGTCCAGTGTGTAGCTTGCATGATTATTCTCCTCAGTAGATGATGGTCGTATTGGGTGCCCAATGGCACACACTAATGTCTTTGCAATCGACGATGTTAATGTCAGTGAAGCCTGCGTCCATAAGGCGGTCAAATGCCAATGATACTGCGTTCATACGTGTTAGCGCACATACACCAATAGTTATGGTATTCTCTTCGCGTGTCCTTGCAGTAACGTGATAACATCGCATGTTAATGCTCCAATTCTGTTTTGATAGTTCCGACTGCGTTGCCATTCGTGTCTAACATTCTGCGCGAGATGCCGCATTCTTGCGTGAGAGATTCATAGTATGCATACCAGACTTTCGGCCACAAGACCTTCAGCAATTCTGCTTTCGGGTCATCGTCAAATGCCGCGTTGCCCGTGTCAATTTCAATGTGCAATTTCATGGTGCCAGCTCCTTAATCGTCAAAGTGATTGTCAATTGTATGGCAATCGCACTCGCGTACCTTGATTGTGTAGATATCGTTTCCTGTCAGGGGATTGAAGATAGTACACTCCCCGCGGTTAACTAGTTCGTCAATCTGTTCGCGGTCGAAGTCGTCATAGTCCATTGCATCGCTTGCCAACATTGCCGCGGTGCGCTTGCCCTTACTTGCTGCTAAGTCAACTGGATTATTTCCTGCGATATAGACAACGTAGTGTTTCATGGTGTTACTCTCCTTGTGATTGCAAACTTATTAATGCACTTGTTGCAGCATGCGACGGTGATAGATTTGCCTGACGCAGATTGTGTATTGATTATTCTGGCTGTTTTCTGACCGCAGATTATGCATTTCATGGTGTCATCTCCTCTGTTTGATCTTACACTATCAGTATAGACGATACTATTTCAAAAGTCAATACCTTTATATAGTGGGGTCAAGCTCCTTATGCTACTACATCTAGTATGCATACTACCCCTCGTATGTAGCACGGATGTTCGCCACTACCCCTTGTACATTGTCATCGCGATGTAGGTATTTGATTTGTGATTAGATTGTCGCTTTCCTGCCGGAAATAAAATGAAATAAAAAAGCCAGCTATTGTAAGCTGGCTTGTGTCTAGCGCTTTGTTAGTGTAGTACAATTGGCGCATAGATAATAGCGCATCATACGATGATGCCGGCGCGAGTATACCCAAAGACACATACTATCGCGGCCGACTCCTTGTTTACACAGTATACACTTATGCATCGGCTGCGCTTTCCCACTTCTCGCAGTCGTCGTGCGGATCAGTATGCGCTGGCATACTGTATACGTGGCATACTCCATCGTAATAGCGGCAGGTCTCGCAGAACTTTCGCTCTATAATGCCATCGTCTCGCGTGTGGATATTAGTGCGTTCCATGTTAGCTCCTTTCGAAGATCATACGGTACGCATCACGTGGGAAGAAGCCACGCGTAACAAACTTGGCGAACGTCTCCACTTGTGCGTCGTTCGCATCGGATGACGCGATAGCGATAGCATAAGGCACCGCGTCTTTGGGGATCATGTCTGCCCACGTCTCAACATAACCATGCTTGCATAGACAGATGGTGGCTTCATACTTGCGTCGTTCATGATCTGTAAAGTCGTGCGGTATGTTTTCCATGGTTGATCTTTCCTTATTGTGTTCTTTGAGCGCGCTTACGCGTGCGCGTGCACTTGCCATTGACTGTCAGAATGTTGCACATACCTAAGCCGCAAATGTCACGAAAGAATCTTAACGTGTAGTCTACCTTGCTTTCACCGCGTTCACGCTTCATAGGATAAATGTATCCGCCCGTCCTATCTTGCCATGCTAACATGCGTCATCTCCTTGTCTATTCTATGTGTGATACGTAGGCTATTGTGCCAAGCTCGCTCCATAATACGAGTAGAGTATCGTAAAGCTTGCTTTTGGGGGCGACTGACTCGACCGCAGTACAGATTGTGTCAAGATTATCCATGCCAATATTGTATGCATGCAAATCCTTTCGCACAATGTTGCGTAGGATATCTTTGCACAATGTGTTGATTCTGTTTCGCGTTATTACGGATGCTGCGTTAACCATTATCAAGCTCCTTGTGCGCTAGTCTACATCTAGTATAGACGATATCACGCTAAAAGTCAAATACTCGTGCTAAATAGCAATGTGTCTATAGCTATTGTGGAATGTTAAGGAAACGATTGAGTACATCAAATGCTAGAATGCCCTACAAGGCCCTTAGAATGCCACCATTTCAATTGAGTATGCCAACGTCCCGTGCTATTAAAACACCTATGGCGTGTAACCTGATGCATCCTGGCATGCTTATGACTCAACACATAGTGCGCATAAGCACGTATGTGCTACCTGGATAGACAATGACTGACGATGATATGTTAACTGAAAGCACACATGATGTAATCACTGTTGACAATGAACTAATTGTATCACCTGATATATCACCAGTAAACACGGTAATTAATGCCTCAGATAGTTATGTATCCTCACGCGTAGGCAATAGTTCTGTAATTGCGCGAACTGACAGGATGCGCAAGGTAGCAGATCGGTACGCGTTCGGAATGAGCGCTGCCGACATAGCCAAAGATTTAGACATAGATATACGTACAGCTACAAATGACATTGCATCGTTACAAGTATTATTGAAGGCGCCAACGGATATTGAAGCCTTGCGTAGGCAATTGAGTCTACGTGCCATTGAAATCCAGGACATAGCACGCGATAGGTATGTCAACGACGGGATACCAGTCGAGGGGCGACTTGCGCTCGACGCTAGCACGCATGTGGCTAAGCTCCACGGGCTGTACGAAACCGATGCGACGCAGGCTATCGGAGCTGGACTCGCGGGGCTACTGGCAAGTTTAGGCGCTGCTGATGATGACGCGTAGTGTTACATTTCGCGAAGTGAATTAACGTAGTAAGCGCAGTCTATGGCCGTGGTCAGGTCGCGGGGCACCGAAAACGCCGAGTCGAGGCAAGCCCTTCCATTATATGGCGCGGGTAGCGGGTGCGGTTTTAGGTATTTTAGGTTAGAATTTCGCTTTCCTGATGCGCCTGGGCGCACGTGGGGCAAGGGGAAAGCCAGCTCTGGATTGAGCTGGCTCATGTAGTGATGGTAGATCGGTGCGTGTCTACGGGCAGATCACGTAAGCGCACATGAAGTGGACGAACTGTTCCTGCTGGGCGTAGGACATTGTGCGCACGTACAACTGAAACGCGACCACGCAAAGCAGGATGACGATGGCGACGATTAGAAGCTTCTTCATAGTTTAGCATCCTTAAGGCCGCGCTTGTATGCGATTTCTGCGTATGTAGTGGCAAGCACCTTATCAACTTCATGTTGAATTGCGTGTGTGTCGTCTGATAGCATTGCTCCCACGCGCATACCCTCAGCGAACACTGCTCCACATGGGTCAGACAAGGCTGGGCCAATGGTACGGAGCACATTGCATTCATGATTGAATCGACACCCACAACAATTAAGGTTTGCCATGGTAGTTCCTCTCTGCCTGCCTACAATGCGGGCAGGCGCGCGAGTGAGTGCTACTTGACGTTCTTTGCCTGAGCACAATAGCGAAGCAAGGCGCAGTCTGCGCAGCGCCACGCAGTGTAGCGTCTGATCGCGGGCGTGCAATTGTCAGCCTGTGCGCGCTTGCGTTCGTCGCCCTTCATCTGCTGCTCGGCGTGGTGCTGGTCGTTCGGAGATGTCGTGTACATGGTGTTCCTCTCTGCCTGCCTACAATGCGGGCAGGCGCGCGAGTGAGTGCTACTGGTAGCACGCGTCTGATACAGTAGCGTATGGGCCGCTGTATGTGGGTGGGTCGCTGTAATAGCATCGGCTATCATTGCGCACGCGCACGATGGGCGTGCTATGGCGCCTCGTGCAAACGTGCGCGTACAATCTTTTGAGTTTGGCTGTCATGCGTGCGTGCGATTCTGCCGCACGGTATCCATCGTGCCAACCCTCTGCGTTGGCACCCACTTCGTCAACTGACGCGACACCCGCATCGAAACCGTGTTCGAAGCCGACAGCGTTACCAGTCTCGCGCCCTTGATTGTACGCTGTTTCCTTAAGCTCCCCTACTTCGGCGAGTGAGTAGTAGCATGATACGTCAACCGACGCGACGCCCGCGCGATATCCCGTTTCGTACGCGGCACGTTCGGCTTGACCGCGCGCGATGGCCCAGTCGTCTGTGTTCTGTGACGCGACGCCAGCAGCATACCCATCTGACCAGTCGTACAGCTGGGGATTCTGGTATGCTTCACAGAATCGCAGTTGATTGCATGCGCTCAACGCGTGACACTTGTTGACTACGGGGCATACTGTGCAATCCATGATATACGCTCCTCACTTGACATAACGGAATGGCCTATTTGTTGACCTCTCCGTGATTCTAGTATAGCACAGTCGAGCCCTAAAGTCAATAGGCAAAGCACAGCTATCACAAGCAGACAGGTGTGCTTGTCTGACCAGTGGTACACCCTGAGCTGAATGCGCTAAACTCTCCCCACAGACTGGGCGCGTGCTACTGATGATGGGCGAGGTCGACCAGGCGCGTGAGTGTAGGGGGGAGGGGCAGGCGCGTGACGCGTGGCTGAACAGATAGCACATGAATGAGATGACTAGAATGAATGGGGGGACACGCTATGTAATAGCAGTACACCCGTACGACCCGTATCACCTCACGTCACTACACCATACACCTCCCCCTGTGGATTTTTGAAATTATTTAGGTTTCACGTAGTCTGACCCTGCCTAGGTTCATTACCGAAAGACAGACGTCCTAACTGTTTGGCAGGGTCTTAATAAAAATAGGATAGCGCTATAGGAGGTGCTAGATGAAGATATGTAGTAGGTGTGGCATAGAGAAGCCATTTTCCGAGTTCTACAAGAACCGTGTCCAGCCTGACGGATTAGATTACTACTGTAAGGCATGTAACAAAGAATACAGGCATGGGCGTATAGGATCATTACGAGAGTCAAAGGAAAAATACAGACGAAGCAATCTCGATAAATTTGCGGGATACCAACGCAATTGGCGTGCTGCTAATCCCAAAAAACTTTCCGAGTCTAACAGGATATACAAGTTACTACATCCGGAAATAAAGCAAGGCAATGAACTTGTGCGTCGTTCTCGCAAGGAGAATGCTGGTGACACGCTTACTAAAGAGCAACTAGAAATTATTTTTTCATTTCCGTGTATAATTTGTGGTTCTTCTGAAGAGATACAACTAGCACATGACATTCCGATTTCAAGAGAAGGTACGACCTCATTTGACAACTGTGTTAGTCTGTGCGGAAACTGCAACAGACACATGCATACCAAGACCATATCTGAGTATCTTGATGTAGAGAATGCGTGGATATTTTAGGAGAACAACTCCGGGAAAGTAACATGAAGAAAACGGTTAAGGCTACGAAGTATAAGGGGGAACACTGGAATCACGTTGGAATTAATGAAGAGTGGGATCAGGTTCCTGACGAGTTTGAGATTAGTTGGGAAGAGCCAGGCGAGCACCGGTGTGAGTATACGCCAGATGTTGCTAGAATTGAGAACCGTGGTGGCGAATGGTTTTACAATACTATGGGAAGTCTTAATAAAGATTGGGGTGCCCCTGTACGTCACTGTCCGTTTTGCGGGATTAAACTATGATAATTTACGGTTGGTACAAACTAGACGGGATAGTTGATGGCGAGATTGTTGAAGTCAACCTTGAGCCTTGGATAGAGACCAAGGGTGAGGAAGTCTTTAATGATGATGGTTCGATGGAAGAAACCTCCGGTGTAAGTATAGGAAAGATAAGGGTAGTAATAGAATGAGCAACACAATTGACCTAAGCAAGTTTCATAGTTGGACGATTGTTGACACGACTGAGGACTGCCTGATGGTATCGGATGGGGAGTCGGTGTTTGTGATAGTAGTATCTGGGGTAGAGGATACAGAAGGCTAGATGCCAGATAAGTACCATTTTTGTGATGGGCAGCCAGATTTTGTTGATGTCGTATTGACTGGCGATAAATTTCGCGGATGGTTATTGGAAATAGAGGATAATATCCGTGACTTCTTTATTCACTTCTGTCCGTTCTGTGGTGTGAAGTTGGAGGAATAACAATGCCAGTCAAGGTGCACAAATTAGCAGATGAGTTGATAGCGAACGGGATGCCGAAAGATAAGGCGTGGGCTATTGCGCAGAGTAAGTTAGGCAATGGTACTCCCAAGAAGAAATTGACTAAGAAGAAACCGGAGAAGAAATAATATGAAACCCGACAAGGACGATGAAACTTGGGAAGAATTTCTTGAGGGGTTACAAAAAGAACTTGACTGGATAGCATGTCCTCCAGTAGATACATCCAAGTGGCGTCCAGTAATTAATGAATAAAGAACAGAAACAGAGATTAGCTAATATCATTAGTTACTATGTTTTTGCCTCTCCGGGACCGTGGAGTTATGAAAATACAAACACTATCTATGGTAAAGATGGAAAAGAAGATATATGGCTTGCGGATGTGCGAAACGAAAAGGACGGCGCTTTCATTGCCCGTGCTCGTGATGATATCCCATGGTTAGTTGATTTGGTTAGCGAGTTAGAAAACTGTCTGCATCCTGTATATGATAAAGACATTGACGAATACTACCGTGAAAAAGAAGTAGTCAACTAACAGTTTACAACTGGAGGCAAAATGGAAACAATCCGAATCGGGCCGCTGGATTTCAAGTATGAAGAGTGTGAAGAGCTACACGATGATGGCAAAAAGCTGGACGGTTGGATTCGTTACTCGCCCTGTACGATCAAGGTACTTGCGGGTGCGTGTGACCAGTTCAAGAGACTAGTCCTGTGGCATGAGATTATTCACGGGATTCTGTACATGACGGGTAGAGATGGAGACGAGGCGTTGATAGATGCGTTGGCAGGCGGGGTTATGTCTGTACTCCGAGACAATCCTGAATTAAGGAACGATATTGAACAGGTTAAAACGTGACATCCTCTGGAAGTCATTGGGGTATCATCCATCAGAGAAAGAATTGGAGATACACAACTCGTCGCAGAGGGTACGCATTGTCGGCGGCGGCCAAGGAGCCGGGAAGTCCCTACTTGCAAGTAAGGAAATCATCAAGTGGATTCTCGACTACGGTCGCAAGAGTTTAGATACCGAGGTTCCGACTGCTGAGTCTCATGTCAAGGAGAAAGGTCTCTGGTGGCTTGTAGGCCCCACTTACGATCTGTGTAGGCCAGAGTTCTCCTATTTATTAGACGACCTGCACATGCTGGATATTAAGTGCCGAGATGCTACACCCAAGGTGGGGGGGTGGAGTGTAACTCTTCCGTGGGGGCGGGTTGAGTCTAAGTCCACTGAAGATGCGACGAAGATTGCCGGGTGGCGTCCTAATGGGATTTTAGTTTGTGAGGTGGCGCAGTTAGACCACTACGCGTGGTTAATGGTTTTTGGTAGGGCGGGTCAGCACAATGCTCCCATCATGGCTACGGGAACGTTCGAGCCGATGGCCTCAAGGGGGGGCGCTTGGTACTCAAGACTTTGGGAGGAGTGGCAAGTTGGAACGGAAGATCATAAGAGTTTCAGTCTTCCAACCTGGTCTAACACCGCAATCTACCCATTAGGTAGAGAAGACCCTCGTCTTAAGGAAATCGAAGCACAATACCCCCCTGACCTCTTCATGGAACGGTTTGGCGGCATTCCATCAAAACCTTCCACACTTGTTTTCAAAGAGTTTGACGCGACTAAACATGTTGTACGAATGGAGATGCATCCCAAGTTCGATCTCATTTACGGTGAGTCTAAGGAGTTAGAGTGCATTCATCTTCCGTGGGACTACGATGTAGAGATTGCGGTTGATCCGGGGTATGCGGGGGCTTATGCAGTTCTTGCTCTTATGGTCATTGACGGGATTGTTTACGTCTTCGATGAGGTCTACAAACAGGGTTGGACAGCTCCGCAGATGATTGATGAGTGTAGGGGGCGGTCTTGGTGGCCTCGTGTCAAGCGGGGTGTAATTGACGTAGCAGGAACAACTCATCAGGGTTTAGATTCGCATGAAGAGATATGGGCTTCCTTGGCAAAGATTAGTCTTTCCAGCCAACTTGTTCCTATCGCAGATGGGATTGAGCGACACAGAAGTTTTCTGGCTTCTGGAAGTGGGGTTCGACTTTATTATTCTCCCAGATGTGAGCAGTCCATCCGAGAGTACGGAGAGTACAAGTATCGCCTCCCCAAAGAAGATCGTCATGTGAGTGAGGTTCCGATTGACGCGAATAATCACGCGCAAAAGGCACTTTGTTATTTCCTCGTGAATCGTTTCGGTTACGTTCCCTCCAAGAGGGGTCAGGTCTGGTACATCAGTCCCTTCCGGAAACCCCCTGTTAAATCGAATCTTCCATTTGAGTTAAGGACGTGACATGCTTCCAATAGACTTGGATGAAGCTAAAAATTACATTGTCAATCTGGAGCGCGATCTTCAGAGTAAGTTCCGCGCGCGCAACCATCAGATTGACTTCATGCGCGATCTGTACTTTCTGAGACACCAGGCGCACATCGGTAACGTTCTTACTCTTCCGGGGACGGAGATGATTACTTCCAACAAGGCGACGAACATCGTTGACTTGGGAGTGGGTATTCTTTCGTCCAATCCGATGAAGATTCGGGCGTACCGGGTTGTTGATGAGACGCAGGACTCTCAGAAAGAGGCGCAGAACGTTATCAAGTTCCTCCGAGGTCTGCTTTACATCAATGACGAGCGGCAGGGGTCTGATATTGAAGTGCAGGCGATCTTCAATGCACTCCTCGACGGACAGGTTGTGGTTTATCAGACATGGAACAGTGACGCGGAACCTACACAAACACCTGGCGAAATGGGAACACCGGGTCTAACGTTCTCTGAATTGCCGCTTGACCTCACAATTCTTGATATCAAGAACGTCTTTCCGGTTACCGGGGGACGTAGGGGCAACAAACAAGTCATCTATTCGTGTCGAAGACTCATTTCTGACATCGAAGACGAGTGGGGAGTTGACCTCGGGTACTCAAATGAGAACCGAGAACGGACAGAAGTAGACTATATTGACTATTGGGGGTTCGAATTTGCTAACGATTCTGAACCGGACACGTCGCAAAGTCCTCAAGACGAGCCGAAGGTCAAGAAACTTGGCCAGGAAGTAGTTGTAAACGCTGTTATTGCCGATAACAAGTGGATTCGCCAGCCAGAGATCATGGAAGGATACGACGACCTTCCGTTTACATTCGGTTGTGGGCGTTTGACGACCTCTGTTGAGCCGGAAGAGACTGGTTTGAGTCTACTTTACCCGACTGCAAATGCAATTCTTGACTACGAAGTGCAATTGATCCAACATCGTCGTCTAGTTATGCTTTATGCTGCACTTCCGCCATTTATTCGGACCAATCCCGGTCGTGAGAAGCCGATTTTCGATGCAATACTCGGAAATGTGACGCACCTTGAGACCGGAGAAGAATTTGGGTTCCCAACGTGGCCTGGAACTCCTCCTGATGTGCGAATGGAACTTACAAACGCAGAAAACTCGATTCAAGAAGGTTCATTCCCGTCTGTTGCCTACGGTGAAGGAGCAAATGCGACTTCTGGATACGCAATCTCTCAATTGACTGATAGTGGAAGGATTCGACTCAACCAATTTCAGAAGAATCTGGAACGGTTCTGGTCGATGGTCTTCCGAAAGGCCCTTTCGCTTACTGCACAGTTCGCTTCCAACGTCAATTTGCAGGTCTACGGTCGTCTTCATGACAAACCCTTTGCCCTTCCTATCAGGGGTAGCCAGATGCAAGGGTTTCGCGTCGACGTGAAGATCGCCGCTAAGTTTCCGCAGGACGAGTCTAGGAAAGTTGCCGCCGCTATGCAGTTGAAACAGAGTCGCCTTCTACCTACCAGGACACTTCAGGAGAATTACCTTGACGTTGACGATCCAGAACAGGAAGAAGAGAGGCAACTTGAAGAAGACGCCATGCAGGATCAGACACTTAGACAGACTGCAATCCGTGAGGCTATGGGCGAGTTTGATCCGTCCTTGGTACAGAGTGTCACGCAAGGCGCGCCTCCGAGTCCTCAACAAAATTCTCCTGGCATGCCACCGCAAGGGCAACCCTCTATGGCACCGCAGACGCAGCAACAGAATGCGGGCGCTCAGATGCAGGCGGGAATGCCGATGACGGTTCCTCAAGGTCCTCCAGGTATGCCAATGCCGCCGGCTTCAGGGATGCCGATGGAGATGATGGGTATGCAACCTCCGCAGGCGATGGGTGGACCTCCTCCGGGACAGAATATCTCTCCTGACTTTGCACAACTTATGAACTTACTTCAAGGTGGTGGAATGTGACCT